TTGAGTATGAGTGTGACGGGTTGGCAAATGTCTTCTGCAAGGTTACGCAATGGGCAAATGGCGAGGGCTTTGATATATCCTTCGACACCGATAAGCAGGATACAAAGGCGATATCACTGCACACGGACGAGATAGACACAATGCTTGCTTGCTTAAATCACTTAAACTACTTTAATTAGAATGATAGTAACCGTGTTCAAAAACATTAAGGACACCTCAACACCCTTCTTCAGAGACGTCTCTGTAGTATTAGAGAGGGTAAGGGAGGGGAAGTCTAAAGACATCGTCAAGGCTGTTCGGGCCGAGAAGGATAAGTCCAAGCAGAACGAACTCAAGAAGGAACTCCCAGCGATATGCTTCTCTGGGAAGTTTAGCAAGAGGTCGGACGCAAGCCTTGAGATGTACTCAGGGCTTATCTGCCTAGACTTCGACAAGTACCCAAACAAGACAGAACTAAACGCCGACAAGGAAAGACTCTCTAAGGATCGTTACGTGATGTCTGTATTCCTGTCTCCATCTGGCACGGGCCTAAAGGTTATAGTAAAGGTGCCTAACGACCCCGCTAATCATCTAGGGTACTTCAACGCCTTACAGGACTACTTTAGTTCAACGTTCTTCGACAAGACGTCTAAGAACATATCTCGCGTCTGTTACGAGTCCTACGACCCGTCTATCTACGTCAACATGGACTCGGACGTATGGGACAAGGTGAGCGAGAAGGAGTATAGGGAGGTCGAGCGCTATGACTCTAAGCCAACCATCCCCATCACCGACGAGAATAAAATCGTCGATATACTTATGAAGTGGTGGACGAAGCGCTATGGCATGGTCGATGGTGAGCGCAACAACAACGTGTTCATACTCGCGGCGGCTTTCAATGACTTTGGGGTGAATCGCTCGCTCGCTGAGTACATCATGTCGCAGTTCGAGGCCAAGGACTTCCCGATGTCGGAGATAAAGTCCACCATAAGTTCAGCCTATTCAAACACGCATAAGTTCGGTACTAAGTTCTACGAGGACGAAGAGCGCCTGAACCACATAAGAGGGCAGGTGAGGAGGGGTGTGTCAAAAAAGGACATCAAGGAGTCGCTGTACAACATAGAGGCTCCAATCGCAGAGGCGGTGATATCAGAGATTGAGAACGAGGAGTCGAACAAGGTGTTCTGGTCCAAGTCAGACAAGGGCGTTGTGAACATAGTGCACTACCTCTTCAAGGAGTTCTTGGAGTACAACGGGTTCTATAAGTTCGTGCCAGAAGGGTCGAAGAACTTCATCTTCGTAAAGATTACAAACAACCTCATCGAGAACACGAGCGAGGGAGAGATCAAGGACTTCGTGCTTGACTACCTCTACAACCTCGGAGACTTTTCTGTGTACAACCACTTCGCCGACAAGACTCGGTACTTCAGCGATGAGTTCCTGTCCATGCTCGACTCTGTCAGCGTTCACTTCATGGAGGACAGCAAGGACGAGTCCTACCTGTACTACCGCAACTGTGCGGTCAGGGTAACCAAAGACACCGTAGAGACTATTGACTACCTCGACCTTGGCGGTTACATTTGGAAGGATCAGATAATCGACCGAGAGTTTGATATATGTGACTCGACCGAGTGCGACTACAAGACATTCATCGCCAACATATCAGGGGACGACACACAGCGTATCGCTTCGATGCAGAGCACGATAGGGTTCCTGATGCATGGGTACAAGAACCTAAGCTACTGCCCAGCGGTCATCCTAAACGACGAGGTCATCACAGACAACCCAGAGGGCGGAACAGGCAAGGGTCTGTTTGTCAGGGGGTTGTCGCAGATGAAGAAGACAGCGGTGATTGACGGAAAGATGTTCAACTTCGACAAGTCGTTCGCATACCAGACCGTTGACATCGACACGCAGGTACTGTGCTTCGATGACGTGAAGAAGCACTTCGACTTCGAACGATTGTTTAGTATCGTGACAGAAGGGTTGACCATAGAGAAGAAGAACAAGGACGCTATAAAGCTGCAGTTCAGCAAGTCACCAAAGATTGTCATCACGACAAACTATGCGATAAAGGGTAAGGGCAACTCGTTCGAGCGGCGTAAGTGGGAGCTTGAGTTTAGGCAGTTCTATAACAAGGACTTCACGCCCCTTGTAGAGTTCGGCAGACTTCTATTCAGTGACTGGGATGAGGACGAGTGGTGCCGATTCGACAACTACATGGTGAACAACCTTAAGTCGTATCTAAACACTGGGCTTGTTAAGAGTTCATTCGTCAACCTTAAGGTGCGTAAGCTGTCGGCAGAGACGTCCCATGACTTCATTGAGTGGTGCGGGCTGCTCGACGGGTCACAGCCGAACGAGAAGTTAAAGACGGATAAGGTGTTGTTCAAGCAAGACCTCTACGTCGACTTCATCAACGAGAACCCAGACTACGCCCCGAAGGCAAAGATGACTATATCGCGCAACACGTTCTATAAGTGGGTCACCGCCTACGGCGTGTTCATCACGGGAAGACAGCCTGTCGAGGGTCGCGATGCGAATGGCAGATGGATAAAGTTCGTAACAGAAACTAAACCGCAACAGAAGATTGGAGAACTCGAATTTTAAGTGGTGTATCGAGAATGACTTCCAGGTCTACATCAAGCCATACGGTAAGTATGCAAAGATAGCGATACGTAGGGGTGGTATATCGGCGTGTGGCAAGGATGTCCACTACGATAAGCAGACGGGTAACACGTACTACAGCTCAGAGAATGAGGGTACTGTGATGTATAAAACGCATGAGAAGGCAATGGAGAAGTTGCCAGAGGTTTACGAATACTTAAGAAAGAAATATGGGAAATGAAGCTAAGAGACTATCAGATAGACATAGCCAACAAGGCTAACGATATCCTTCGGGCCAAGCATATTGTGTACATCACAGCCCAGGTACGAACAGGTAAGACGCTCATGGCGCTTGAGACGTGTAGGCTGTATGGAGCGAGTAGTGTATTGTTCCTAACCAAGAAGAAGGCCATACCATCCATACTGTCCGACTACGAGACCTTCGGATACCAAGCGTTCTTTGACCTTGACGTTGTCAACGACGAATCCATGCACAAGGTAGACGCCGACTATGACGTTGTCATCCATGACGAGCACCACCGCTTTGGGTCATTCCCTAAGCCGAGTGGTGGCGCCAAGACGTTTCGTAATATGTTCGGCAAGCTCCCGATGATATTCCTGTCGGGCACGCCGACCCCAGAGTCGAACTCTCAGTGGTACCACCAGATGTGGGTGAGCTACTTCAGCCCATTCAAGGAACAGACGTTCTATAAGTGGGCGGCTAACTACGTGAGAATCAAGGTTAAGTACCTTGGGTACGCCACGGTGAAGGACTACTCCGATGCAGACTACGAGAAGATTATGAGTGTGATAAGAGACTACATGCTGACGTTCACGCAGTCCGACGCTGGGTTCACGACCTCGGTAGATGAAGAGGTGCTCCACGTAAAGATGCATCCCAATACTTACATCCTGTGCGATAATCTGGCCAAGGACCTGGTGATACAAGGCGACAAGGAGGTAGTGCTTGCAGACACGTCAGTTAAACTGATGCAGAAACTACACCAACTGTACAGCGGTACAATAAAGTTCGAGAGTGGTAACTCAATGGTGCTCGACACCTCTAAGGCCGAGTTTATCAGGTCGCATTTTGCGACCTCAAGGATAGGTATCTTCTATAAGTTCAAGGAGGAGTACAATGCGCTGAAGCAAATCTTTGGCGACGACCTTACCGACGACCTGTCCGTGTTCACATCGTCAAACGTTAGGGCCATAGCCCTGCAGATTGTATCAGGACGTGAGGGTATTACACTCAAGGACGCCGACTACTTGGTCTTCTACAACATAGACTTCTCCGCCACGAGTTATTGGCAGGCCAGGGATAGGCTAACCACAATGGATAGGAAGTTCAACAAGGTCTACTGGATATTCTCCAGGGACGGTATTGAGGACAAGATATACAGAGCCGTGACGGCAAAGAAATCATACACCACTAAAATTTTTGAAGATGACCTACGAAGAACTTAAGGACTTGAGTGATAAGATTGAAGACGTAATGTCCGCCAAGGAGGATATAGACAACCTGCTTGAGTTTCAGTCCAAGCTGGTTGAGTTAGAGACGCCTGTGACACTATCTTTTTCCTTCTTTACAGAGTCAGAGACTCCTACGATAGATTTAAACCCGTTCATTACGTCTGTTGTATCAGCCAACACAACTGAGAATCAGATAAATATGGCGTACACAGAGATTGATTCGAGGACTTGCATAAGGTTAATCACCGAACTTGTAAGATACAACGAAAACGAAATAAAACGTAAGCTAAGCCAAATAAAAAATGAAAGAGCAGCAGATACAGTCAAGGAGGATAAAACAGCTTGAGACCCAAGGGTACTACGTGATAAAGTTGATCAAGACCAATAAGAACGGCATCCCTGACCTTATCGCTATACCAAGGGATGCGGACGTTCTATTCTCGGAGATAAAGACTCCTAAAGGTAGGCTGTCAACGCTTCAAGAGTACCGACTAGAGGAATTAAAAGGTTATGGATTTAAAACAGAGGTTTACAATGGGGAAGAATAGCTATGAGACACTGATACAAGTGTTTGAGAATAGATTTAAGTTTGACTTACTAAAGAAGACGAGGCACGCACCGTATGTGTATGCCAGGATGATTTTCTTTAAGATACTAAGGGAAGACTTTGGACTTAAGTTCGAGGATATATCGAAACTGACTGGCAAGCACCACGCCACAGTCATTCATCACATCAAGAAGTACCACGACTACGCCTCTTATGACAAGTCAATCGTTAGAGACTACGAGAACATTAAGTTCGACTTCGACGTGGCAAGGAAGACCGAGTACACCATAAAGGACGTCTACAAGCTGGTTAGCATGGTGGAGTCCCTAAAGAGAGAGAATGACGAATTGAAGTCAAAGACAGATACCCGTATGTTTAGAATGATTGAGACCATCCACCCAGATGCAGAGCCCAACATATACTATAGACTTGAGGCCATCGTCAAGATGAATAATATTGTTGATAAAAAATAACACCCTTCGGATTTTTTAGCTTTATCTTTGGTAAAAACATACTACAATGATAAGTTATATTAATCAAACAGTCAAGGACTTAAACGATTGCGTAGACGAGATTTACGAAGGTTTAATGGATAAAGAATCCGAGGAGGTTTTAAGCGCTATTAAAAAGCTAGACAAAATCACGAGAGAGATAAAAGAAACTCTAAAAGAAGAACTGTAATGAAATTCACGAAAGATCAGATCGACAGGTTTAACGAGTTGATGCCTCAGCATGACTTCTCTATATCACTGTCGGCCAAGGCACTGTGCTCTGAGTTGGGGGTGCCATACACAGACTCCATACGTAGGAACCTAAGCAACCACGTAAACAGAGAGACACATACCAATCAGTACGAAGCCTCATCGAATATGTCTGCCCTCACAAAGGACGGGGTGCTGATGGATATAGACGAGTACTGCGCACACTACGGGATACCGAGGAGCCACGCAAGGACGTACAAGCTAGTGACACACACTGGGACGCCATACTACAACATAGCGTCCAATGTAATAGAAGAAGCTACCTACGTAAGTGAGTACGAGTTAAAGCACCTTATAGAAGAAGGGCTGAAGTCGGTAACATTAAGACCTAATGCTGTTCTTAAAAACAAAGGTAAGACTGGTGTTGTAAAGATAGCCGACCTTCACTTAGGAGCGTATGTAGACAACCTAATAAAAACCAAGGATTTTTCGATTGACATCTTGGCCCAGAAATTATATGATGCGGCAAATATGGTTAATGAAAGAAACTACAAGTTAGTTCACATCCATATTTTGGGAGATATAATTGAAAGTTTTACGGGTCTTAACCATAAGAACTCTTGGAAGGGTTTAGACAAGGCTATGGTTGGAGCAGAGGCTATTAAGCTAGTAGTAAGGGTTTTGCACGATAACTTCCTTTCAAGGATTAACAATTTAGGAGAGGTTAAAGTTGTTGCTGGCAATCATGACAGAGTCTCTTCAGACAACAAAGAAGACGTTTGGGGTGGTGCAGCGAACCTTGTGTGTTGGGGCCTTGGACTTATAGGGTATAATGTTGAGTTTAATCCGTTGGTTATTACCCACGTTGTGGACAGCATCTGTCATATCATTACTCACGGGCATCACGGCATAAGTGGCAAGACCACAAAGCAAATTTGTTGGGACTACGGAGTTCAAGGTAAGTTTAACCTTGTGTGTGAGGGTCACCTACACAGCATCATAGAGAAGTTGTCTATAAGACAGCGAGAGTTGTTTCAGGTCATCAAGGATGATTCGGTAGACCACAGACGTATGAACTGCCCATCGTTCTTCACGGGTAACTTCTATAGCGAGAGCTTGGGTTATACGTCACAGAGTGGATTTGTTGTAACTGAGGACAACGGCAAGGGTGTCCCGAATGTATTTTATTATGCTGTTTAGAGATAATTCCTTTATAAATATATGAGTAAGCAATCAACTATCAGAAAAACACACAACACCCGCTTGAGGTTAGGTGATGTTATAGCCCTTTTTTCTTTATTTTCAACTGGGCTTATTCAAGTTTACTTTGTTGCAGTCAATACTTATTTTATAGCAAACGAAATGTATTTAGGGGTTTTAATTGCTGCTTTTATGATTAGCTTAATTTGGTCTTTCAACGTTAAGAAAATCGCCTTCGGCTCAACAACTGATAGAGTCGTCTATGCTTTAGGAGCTACTTGCGGGAGCCTTGTCGGGCTATGGTCTAGTTCGTTTATCGCTTTGGTTTTAAATGAGTTGTAACGTTTTGCGGCTTTGCGATGGCCGCCAAAGAAGAATTTAATTATTAACCGAGATTTGTCAGGCAGCTATTGCAAAACCGATGTTAGCCGCTAGCCTTTCTCATAACACAAAATAAAAATGAAAGCAAAAGTTATTATTGAAAATGGAGAAACAACGATTGTTTTAACTCCTGAAAACGAATTTGAAATTGATGTAATTGAAAAGGTGCATTGCAAAAAAGAAAAGCATAACATTCATACTCAATTTGAAGCACAATACAATTATGGAACTTACTCTAAACATAAGATTGAATTGTCAATTAGGGAGGAGCGTCCGTAGGCTTGCGGCTAACGATTTGCAGATTGCCGAAGGTGGGGCATTATACCACTAAACTTTAATTGAAACAATAAATTTTATAATATGAAAAATGTTGATTTGAAAAACGAAACCCACACTTTTGGCAATGTGCTGTTACCTGCTGTTAAATTGTGTGTAGGGCAGAAACTTTGGCTTGTTCGTTCACATCATTACAGAAACGATGATAGAACTCCAAAAGAAGTTACAATAAGTAAGGTAGGTAAAAAATATTTTGAACTTGAAGATTATCCAAGAGCAAAATTTGAAATTGAAACATTAAAGCAAGTAACGGAAACTAACTACATTGATAGGTGTCATTTAACATTACAAGAGATACTGGATGAAAGGGAGTTTGATAAACTTGTAGGTGAAATTAAAAATATTTTTGGTGGATATGGAAAGCCAAAGTTGACACTAGAACAACTGCGTAAAATTAAGGATGTGGTGGGTGGCAAAATTTAATTGCAGGTAACGCCCGCCGCTTGTTGCTGTTTGCGAATTAGAACTGCGTACTCTCGGCTAAGAAAAAAGAAGTAAAAAACGATTAAATAACTAAAACCCGCAAATAGCTACAAACGGCTGTTATAAGAAGTAGCGGGTGTTTAAATTAAGACGTAATGAGAATTTCAGTAAAAGTAAAAGATGTTGTTGTTGAAATGGATGATAATAGTGATTTAACTCTTGTTAAATACGAACCCCACAACAAAGAGATTCAGAAAATATTAAAAATTATGTGTGAAGAAGCTATAAAAATACTAAAAGAAAGAGAATCGTAGTATTGCTACTAACGTTTCGCAGCCTTGTACTGCCGCCTATGCGGTTGCGAGATTTTGGCGGTAGTTCAAGACTGCTGTTATAAGTAGTACGGATAATTTAAACAAAAAGTAATTATGGAAAATGTATTAATTCATCTTAAAATATCTAAAGTAGATTTTAATTGTCCTAAATGTGGCAAAGAATACAGCGATGAAGATGATAAATATCTTAATAGATGTGAAAAAAACAAAAACTTTAGAACAAATATTAAATGTAAATGTGGTAATTCATTTTATATGACTTACAACTATATGGGTAACGCTGTTTCATTTGAAAAGGAGTCAAAGTATTACTTATAACGTTTTGCGGCTTGGCGAAGTTGCCGAACACAAAACTTCATTAGTAGTACAAACTTTAAAATTTAGATAAAATGTCAATAGAAGGACAAAACGGCAATTTTGCCAAACCGATGTTATCGGCAGGTTTTTTTGAAGAACTTGGTTTTTATGAAACGTCACCGCAACCACTATACAAATTACCATTACCAACAGTGGGCACATATTTACTTGCTACCGATGAAGGGTCTTTGTGGATGGAATATGATGAAGGTAATGGTGAACAATACAAGCAAAGTGTTGGGGTTGGTAAATTTACTGAGCAAGATATTATCTCTCTTGTTTCGGTTCTGCAAACTTGCCGATAACTCATCGCTAAGAGCATATTTTACCGACTTATACAACAAAACTATGAATATAAAAGAATTTGAAAGAGGCGAGCATTGCTTCGGCCCAATACTAACAGTCAATGGAATTGAGTACAACGACTTAAATCAGCAGGAAGTAATTGATTTCATTAACGATATGTTTAAGAACAACCTGAACAGCGGATTGCTGATTAGAGAGTGTTTTGACACTTGTTTGGACTACCTTCAAGCAGATATGGTAGACTCTAGCTCAGACAGATGTGATCAGTGTGGTAATTACAATACATACGCTAAATACATTGTAGACGATGAAAATTTTAATTAAAAACAAGGATGAGTAGATACGAGCTAATAAAGGAATACCCAGGCAGCCCTTGCTTGGGAACAATTGTAGAAAAAGATCCACTATCTAAGTCTTACTATCACCGTGACGAAGATAAAAAATGGTGTATACTAAACAATCACGTTGAAAACAACCCTGAGTATTGGGAGAAACTTAATGAGAATATTTATTGGGTGGTATCTACTGAAATATATAAACAGTTTGGACAGGTATTATTCTTTGCTTGGACTATATATAAAGTGGAAGCATTTGAACCTAAAGATTCTGTGATTAAATATTTCAAAACAAGAGAAGAAGCCGAAGGATTTATTTTATACAATAAGCCATGTCTAAGTTATGATGATGTTTGTAAAATGTTTAATTCTTCAAGAGATTTTAAAGGAGATGTTATGACATTTAGGATTAGCGAAAAATCATTAAAAGAATTTGTAAAAAGCAAGCTATGAAGAACTTAATCAGCATATCAGGAAGCGCTGGACACGGCAAGGATACCATAGGTAAAATCATTCAGTGGTTGCTTAGTGGTAATACAGAAGGTCAGTTTATAGAACAGGTTTGCGCCACAAAGAATAACGAGTGGTGGCTGGAAGAACAGTCTGGGTTTGAGATCAAGAAGTTTGCTGACAAGTTAAAACAGATCGCGTCCATACTAACTGGAGTCCCTATCAAGAGCTGGGAGGACCAGTCCTTTAAAAACGAGACCATGCCAAGGGAGTGGTGGGTTCCAAACTGGAGCTGCGAGGAGGATCCCTTTGACCCAGTGACCTACAGATTGTTTTTACAAGTACTTGGCACTGAGGCTATTAGAGATAATATACACCGAGATACTTGGGTAAACGCCTTGTTCGCGGACTACAGACCGCAGAAGTTGAGTGAGTACAACCCAAGCAAATGGATCATCACCGACACAAGGTTTCCTAATGAGCTGGTTGCTATAAAGGAAAGGGGCGGTATAACCATAAAGGTCGTAAGAACAGAGGTCGACTCTTTTGGTAATAGGGTATTGAGCAACCATATAAGGTCAGCGATACACTCCTCTGAGAACGCGTTAGACGGCTACGAGTTTGACCACATTATATTCAACGATGATGGTATTGTAGAGTTGGCACACAAGGTAAAAAATGTTTTAATCAAGGAAGGGATTTTAGTATGACGCCAAAAGAAACTGCATTAGAGTTAGTGTTTAAAAAATTTGGATGTTCAAAACAATATGCATTAATAGCAGTTGATGAGATTTTAAAACACTGTTACGAAGTTATGAAACCATTTTGGGAGGAGGTTAAGCAAGAAATACAGAGGTTATGACATCAAAATAAAATTAGAAGCAGATATGTCTACAGCTATGTATGGGAAAGGAAAATCAGATGGCTATGATTTTGCGACAACTGAGTCTCAAAAAGAAATTAATAAAATTAGAGTATATGGAAACTATTAAAATAAAAAGTAATGAATCAGAATATTCCTTTTCTTGTCTTAAATCAGAAAACAAAATAACTTACCATCTATTTCAAAATGATAAGTTAATCAATAAAGCAGTAGACTTAGGAGATGGTATAGAATTGAACGGCAAATCTATGGATTACGGTGAATTTGCAGAAATGTATTTACTTTTAAGAGCAATAATAAAAACCGATACTAGCCTAATGGGCGAGTATATCGCTACAACTGAAACTAAATTATTTGATTTATGACAAGCTACAAGAACAGATACGATGATGTCTACACGTTTGAGAAGACAGACGACGGAAATATTATGATGAAGGGCGACTTCAAGTGGTTAAGGTTTGGCTACCCAAATGAATACAGCAAGGCGTATGAAGAGTACTTGAAGGACAATAAAAATCATAAGTACTGCATGGACTTAAAGACATTCAAGGAAAAGGTTCACGACTACGACAAAAAGGCAGGACAGCTTGTCTATGAGAAGTACGCAAGACTCGTCGAATCAAGGGCAGACATCATTAATATGTTGGACCCGTCGGGAGGTCCCTATATGTGCCAAGGAATGGATATGGGAACTATCGGCAAGGAGTTTATGGGAATGAAGATAAAGGAGTTTAAACCACACCCTGACGGGTATAAAATTTTGATTGATGAGTAATAAGATAGAAGACATAGAGGTCAAGGACGCTGAGATTTTGGATTTCACATATCCTTTATTAAAGGTTAAATCTGTAGAGATCTACAGCAACAGGAAGTTAATCGAAAATATCCAAGGCATAGACGAGCTCTCTATAAGCTACGTTGATAATGGAGAGAAACTTAAACTAATGATTAAGTTATGACAGAACAGCAGAAGAGAGACCTTATGTTTAAGCTATGGCTAAACAGCGGGATGACAAAGACCGAGTTTGCCATTCGATGTGGATGGAAAAACAGCAGCAACTTCTGCGGTATGATTTCTGGTAGACACCGAGTGACTTACGAGCACTTAGAGAGGGCTTGTAAGGTTTTAGATATTAACTTTAAAGTAGAGATACAATGATTTACACAAAACTATTCTGCACAGACACAGCGTGTCCGTCGAGGCAAACCTGCGACAGAGCAACAACCCCAGAGAACACACAAATAATCGAAACAACTTACAACAGAGAAGAAGATGCAATCAACTGCGACTACTACCAAGCAAAAACAGTCCCCACTACAGAGGATTAACAGGGTGATGAAGTACTACCTTGACAGGGGTGCAAACAAAGAGCGAGTGAACGACGTTTACAGGTCGATACTCGCTCAGAAGTTTAAGAAAGGGGAGGTTTAGTCTTCCCCTTTCTTTTTATACTGACCCTTCAATATAGGCCTAAAATCTCTCGCAAGGGGCAGGTACCCAGCTTGCGACGCCGTGTTTATCAACACCTCATCAAGCACTGGCTCTAACTTAACAGCCTCCCTTGCCTTTTTCTTTGCCTGAGACATAGACCTCGGAGTCTTAGCCTCATTCTTAGAGATGTCGTCAACCTTCCATGCCGTCTCCACAATGTTCTGATACGGGCCGCTTAGGTTCACCGAAGCCATTCTTACGGGTCCCTTCTTCTCGATATCCTTCTCAGATATCTTGTTAAATACAACCGAGTGCTTGTACGGGTTGTACTCCTCCCCATCCCTAAGCATCTGCCCATTCTCCTTGTTAAGCTCCTCTATAGCGTAGTTCTGACCCATCTTTGTTAGGTTACCAAAGTTCCTTCCTACAAGCAGGGCAATCTGAGCAGACGTCATAGATCGTATCAACTTATCCCATGTCAACTCCTCCTCCTCGTCGTCCTTCTCGTACCCAGCCAACCCATAGAACGCTGCGGTTATGGTGGACCCTAAGAGTGAGTACATTATCAGTCGAAGCTCTATGCCAGCAAGTACAGCGGCCGCCTTCTTCTTGCTCATCCTTCCGTCGGTCACCAGTGAGTACAACGCCGCTCTGGCCGTGCTGAACTCAAACATCTGGAAGTTAGTCAAGAAATTGTTCATCCTCTTAGCCAACACCTTCGCTGCGCTTTGGTCTGTATCAACGCTCATCTTCGCCGCCTTATCGAACGGGTTCTGCGTTGACCCTGCCATCTTCACCTCTTCGTCTGCGACCCTTCTCGCGGCCTCGATAGCGGACTTGTACTTATTTCTGTACCTCTCGTCGTACATCCTTGAGAAGTCTATACTCACCCCAGTCTGTCTCTTGAACTCGTTAGCCATCGCCCCAACCCATATAGGTCTACTGACCAACATATCAGGGGTGGACATCATCTTATCTCCAATCAAGGCTACAATCTCCCTAACTGGACGTTCTGTATTCCTAGCCAACGTCTCTAGTGCGTTCTTAAACGCTCCCTGACTCTTACCTGCGTGAGACACGTTGGAGCTACCCATGAACCCTACGTCTGAAATCATCCCCACATTCTTTCTTCCTGTAACCTTCTCAGTCACCGTGCTGTTTACCAACGTCATTATATCCCTGAGCTCTACACCCATAACCTCGTCAGCGTGTTCAAAGGTATACTTAAGACCTGTGAGCCAGTTCTTAGGCTGAGGCAGCACGTATGATATGTTCGACATTAACTCGTTTGCAAACTTAGGGATACCTGCCAATAAGGCGCGATACGAGTTGGACATAATGAGCTTATCTGCCTTGGAGAACAAGTCATCCTTCGTTGACTTAGCCGTTCCAAACACAAACTGCGCCACCTCTTCTCTGACAGCCATCACCGCATTTATAGCGTCAATGTTTACGTCCTTAGAGTTCTCGTCTTCAATAACGTCCTTCTTTACCTTCTCAAGTATCCTCTTTGTTGTCTGCATCGGAACGGCCATGTGGTACTCAAGCAGTACGTCGTTGGCGCTCGATAGCGATGTCGTGAACGGATCGAACACGATAGCCTTCGCACCAGGCATACGCTCCTCTAACGAACCAGCCTTGGTACCAATCGCATTGATTTTCTTGTACGCCTCCTTGACAGACTCTAACTCCTCCTTCTTACTCATCACTCCCGACAATACCTTGTGGGGTACGTAGTTGTTGAACATTACGGATCTCTTCCCGCGTATCACCCCTGACGTAAATATTGCAATGTCCGTCATAGACTTGTTCACGTCCTCCAGTATGGCAAGGGCTCGCTTCTCTCTGTCAGACAGGCTGTTGAATATAGCGTCCGCACTTATCTGGCCGTCTACAGAGTATTCGTCAGCGATAGACTTGAGTATGTCGGCGTCCTGCTGAGAGTACATTGTCGTCTTGCCCTTTATCTCCTTTATCGTCTGCTTAATGAAGTCTATTGCTGGAGCAACACCCTTCGCCCCTGCGTTAGACTCGTACTCCTTCTGAAGGAGGTACGCCATCATCTTAAACTTCACCTTCGTCACCTCGTTTGGAGACCTCTTCAAGATAGGCCCTTCGATAAGCGCTACCGCCTTCTCAAGTTTCTCTGTCAGCTCTGTAGTTGCGGTCTCGTATGAAGAGTACGCCTTGGCTAGCGGCTCCATTATAGACTCGTAGATTCTTCTCCCTTTATTGTCTCCAAGCATGAAGTCGATGTCGAACGACATATTCTGACGTAGCGTTTCACCGATTGCTGTTCTGGCACCTCCCGCTACATTTAGTAACGCAGATTTGGCCGAGTTATATGCATTGCTAATCAGTCTCGTTGACGTGTTTTTAATAACGTCCTCAACAAGCGGAGCCTTCTGCTCAATCATCATCGCCTGGTAGACCTTGACCCCGTAGTTGGGAAAGTATCCACTGTCTATGTTGCCCATAACAGCGTTTAGGTTTCTTAACGTATTGGTGCTCAGTTTTTTAAGTAAGGACTTACTTCTCGCCATCTGTATCAACTCCCTTGCGTAAGCTCTCTCGTTCGGGTCGGATAACCTGGAAGAGGTGACGATACGTGCCGAAGATATCTGAGCAATCAAGTCCTTGCGTTCTTGCGCATCCTCTTCCTTGGTGGCCCGCTCCTTTCGGTAGATGTCTGATCGGTACTCGTCCATCTCCTTGGCTGTCGCCTCGTCGATATACCCTTGGCGCTTCATCTCTTCGATGGTCTTGTCAAATAATATATCTCCGTTAGCGTCTCTCTTCTTTTCTGCGTCTGGGAACGCCTCAAATATCATTGAAAGCTCATTGGCCCTTGACATATCCTCATCGACCTTATCAAGAACCGACTGAGCCTTCTGTATAGCCGTGGCTATTTTTTCTGTGGTCAGAACAGACTTTCTTTCTCCAAACTGCTGAACAAGGCTAGAGAAGTCCTCAAGCGCTTGCAGGGGAATGTTTCTTGCGTCTATAGCGAACAGCTTGGATAGTATTGGGTACGCCTCCTTGGCGCCGCCAATCTTAGACTTTATGTTCTTGAGCGCTATCTTTCTCTTTGCGTTTGAGTTATAAATCTTCTCGGCTAGCTCAGCGTTGTTGTACACCTTCTCGATGTACTTCACAAGTTTGTCAACAGCATTTTCGTTGTTGAGGTTCACACTCATGACTCTGTTAATCATAGCGGCCGCCTGTCTTGTATTTATTTTACCAGACTTCACCAGTGATTTTAACGCATCTCGTAGCGCCTCACGCTTCTCCTTAAGGTCCTTCAGGGCAGCCTTAGCTCCTATGTTCTGGTCTTTGATAGTCTGAAGCACTAACTTCATTGAGTCTACGGTAACAAGATCCTTAGCACCTTTGGTTACCTTCTCCGCAGTAGGTGCTTGTCTCTCAGAGAACCCTAAATCCTTTCTAAGCTCACGTACAGCAGTCTCACGCTCGGTGTCGGATGCGTTCTCATACCACAACGACTCCTGAAGGTAGTTCATAGCGTCATTGTACTTACGCTCCCTAACCTTCTTAGGGTCAGCGTCTTTACCAGCCCTCTTCTCTACCTTTTCGGTTATTCCCTTTATGTTCTCCTTAACTCGGTTGTATTCATCCGAGCGCATCGCATTGTACTGGTCGATATACGCCTTAGCCTCAGCCTCAGTATATCCAGCCTTAACCATATCCGCAACAACCTCAGCCTCAGACATTCCAGAGGCTAACGCCTTCTCAATCTTTTTGGTTACTGTTGGGCGTTGTTTTTTATTTTTATTGAAGAATATAATTTGATCTTCCCTTGAAACATCTTCAGTTTCTTGTAATGTAACCTGCCTCCTTTCTTCTGGAGTCATTTTCATACGCCTTTCTACATTCCTAGCCTCAACTTCTCCATATAATTTATTATACAGTTCAAGGGCGTTTTTATCTATATTCTTGTAGTCTTCTTCGCTGTAAAAAGTATTTAATACAAAATCTTTTAGTAACTTTTCTTTTTTAGTCACTTTTAATTTCTCAACATCTTCTTTAGATGCTTCTTCAAGATTTTTATTGAGCTTTTTTTCTATAGAAGTTATTGCTAACAATTTTACAGAGTTTAGATCACCTCCCTCGGAAAACCCTTCAAAATCTTGTATAGCGTGCTGAACTTCATGAGCTATTGTAGATTCAAAAAACTCCTTATAAGACCTTAAATCAGGCGATGGTTTTATAGCTATAGTTTTTACACCGTTGTCTACAAAGTAAGCCGCTTGAGTTCCTTTCCCTAAAACATCTTGGAATCCCTTTTTATATGAGTTCGATATAACTAAAGAAACATTTTTTAAGAATGGATACGCGTTAAAAATTTCATTCCCCGAAACCACTTCAGATAGCTTATATTGCTCAAGACCGCCTGTCAATGCACTCTTAATCAAGTCTTTAAAAGATACCTGAACGTATTTGTTTTTGTTTACTAATTCGTTTAACTTAAAATCAGGGACTTCATATCTCCATTTTTTATCAGCACCTCTCTCCCATCCAGTCGCAAGACGTATGGTTTTAGCAGATTTTTTAGCTGACTCCATCTGTCTTGCTATAGTTAGATTATCTCTAACTTGTTGAGACAGCTTGGCATTCTCACCTACAATCTGTTTCTTTATCTGTTTTTTAGGCTTGAAGTCTGGAGCTTTATTTTCGGTCCACGTCCACTCAGGCATTAAACCTGTTTTTTGTTCCGCAAAAACAGTGTCCTCGACCATAGCTGTTCGATTTTTCTCTCCAAAAGGACCGTAATTCAACCATGAATTTTGACCTCTAGTCTCTGTTGTTATCGCTGCTACAGCGGGTCCAGTAAACAGTCTAACGTGTGCTTGCCAAGCGTTCTCTTCTCCTCTAGCTCTGAAGCCTGCTCCTTCCAGCCCATGGCCAAACGCATCGTGCACAGCTCTAAATAAGTCGTTAGCTGTAACAGGTTTATCCACACCGTTCTGATCTTTCCATACCAGCCCCGTATCCTCTAACATCGGGTTTGACTTTAAGTCCGAGTCTGTGATGCCCTCGGTACCATACCCATCATACGTGCCGTAAACAGCCATTTTCTTGTTGGCTCTAAGGTCTCTCATCGCTGATGACGGATTCCCATTGTAAGGGTCTGTCTCTGAGTCGAAAAATGTAAACTCGTACCCAGCATCAACAAGCGCATCGTATTGAGCTTTTGTTTGTCTTATTAAGTCTGAATACGCCTCCTTCACCTTTGGGTTGTTAGGGTCGTGCTTCATCTCTTCATAAGCATCAGCTATTCTCTTTGAGAAAGCCTCATCCACCTTTACATACTCACCCTGTCTTACGAACGGTACGTTATTATCCTCAGCGTATTTTTTAGCTACCGAAACAAGGTTAGGATCAGGGCCAGTCGCGCCTTCGGTTCTTGGAGCGCCTTCTAAAGGCGTTAACTCCTCTTCGTTAAGTACCTGGGCCTTTGTTTGTTTTTTAGGAACTGTAGCGTCTGCTTTTTTAGATTTTCCATCCACCTCAAAAACATCCTCAGTCGTAACCGCTTCTCCAGTTGTTATTTTGGCTGACAATACGTTCAACAAGTCAAGCACCTCATCGGTCTTGAATGGACGTAGTCCAAGTAATTCAGCTAGCTTATTTAAGAATCGCTCGACAAGCGAACGCTCCTTCTTGTTTAACTGAGCGTATCCAGCGGCCATCTGAGCGAACAACTCCGTTAGCTTCTCCTCGTTCTTAACGTTCTCGTCATAGTTGGCGATGAAATTTTCAAGATCCTCCTTCAGCTTTTGGTCTGACTTAATCTCCTTAGCAATAGCCTTAAGCATCGCCTTAGCGTTCTTGTTTATGTTCTCATCGGAGCCAAACATCTTGAACAACACGGCATGGAACGTCTCGTGAGCAACAGTATTATCCTCCGCTGCTCTTCTGTTTATGTGTATCGTATTAGTAGCTGCGTCAAAGAACCCAGCAGATTCCTGCCCTTCCTCGTCTTGAGCTAACGCGTTGTAGTTGTCATACGAGTCGTGGATCACAAAGTTCAGTTCTGGATACAGCTTAGCCATAGCCTTCTTAGCATTGTCCACCTGTTCTTGTAGGTCTTCAACCTCGAAGAAAGACAGTCCCTTATCAGGCGCTGTCTTCTTCTCAGAACGTCTCTTATCCTCCTCAGACTTAAGTATCTCTTGATATCTCTGCTTAATATCGTCAGACAGGTCGGAGTTCATTATAAGATCCGTAATCTCTTCCTGAGTCTTTTTAGGATACTGCTCCTCAAGGCCATACAGTTCATCGTATCTATTTTCCTTGTTTCTCAGCTTGTAAATCTCGTTGTATAGCTTCTTGAACCTTGACTCCTTGGTTTCAGGAATAACCGCCTCAAATCCTTTCTGCTTGTTTGTCGTGTACTTCTTGTCGAAGCCCTTGACTACTCGGTCCCCTTCCTTAAGGCTAACGTCCGACGGAGCCATTGCCTCAGTGGTTTGAGCCCTTGTTCGCCCATCCCATTCAGCGACCACCATCTTATACCCTCTCTCCCCTGCTATCTTTGTCACGTAGGCTAACTGATTGTTTGCATCGAACGCCATGTTAGGAAACTCAGACTTGAATCGCTCTCTCGCCTCGTCTATCAAGTTGTCAGGGTCTTCATTAAAGTCATACACCTCGTCTGGCGCTACCGTAACAGCATACTGAGCGTCTCCGTCCACCATTCTCTCTGAGTCTGTTGGCGTTGTATAGTACATGGCCACGCCTCCGACACGGCCTATAGCGGCTGCCTCGTTAGCGGGGGTTCTGCCTGACTGACCAGTCCCAGGCTTTATCTGTTCAAACCCCTTGTCTCCACGATGGAAGAACACGAAGTTTCCTTCATCGTCTGTGGTGAGGTTCGCGAAGTTTGAGGACGTCTCAGGAGCTATTCCTTTACGGGTCGTATCAAGCAAAGAACTCGGAACTTGTGCTCCGAGGTCCTTTAGTTTTAGCTCTCCTGATTTTGACATCCTTGAAAACCCACCATCCTTTAGCATTGCGCCAAATTCTTCGTAGGTGTATTTTTTCCCTTTATATTCTATACAAGGCATACTAGAAAAGTTTTTCTTCTAAAAGTAATAGCTCGAACTTAGTCATCTCCGTTCCTTCAATCATATTGAGCATATCGCTGTAAGCGAACACTGCATCCGTCTGATTCTTGCGATACTGCTGAAGGAAGTCGAACGTACATATCTCGCCCATCTTAAACATCTTCATAGAGGTGTCTTCGTACAGCTCGTAAAGCTCATACTCAGTCTTGTAGGCCGTCTCTATAGTATCCACTAGGGTAGAGAACTCAATCTTAGGAGTCTTTATTACGGGCAAGTCTACCGTGATGTTCCAGTCAGTCAGGTAGTCTATTATGCCACGGGCATGCCCCAACTCCTCGTCGCTCTCTGCCTTGAAGTACGTGGCCGCCTTCATAAAGCCAACGCCTCTGCACCAGTTGCTGATTGACTGATACAGATAGTGGTGATTGTACTCGTTTACTAATCGCTGCGTCAATAAAGACACTGCCTGGTCGCTAAGTTTTTTAGGTTTTATCATCTTAACACTCTACTACTTTGGCACCATCGATGCCTTTGATTATACTTTCTATATTGTTGTGGATAAACGCCACGTCTGGGTTCTGATTAGAGAACTCCTGCATCTCAGACTTGTTTGTTATGTCTGATATTTTCTGAAACAAAGATACTGAATTTTCTGCTTCGGTCTGTTTTAATGACTCATCTATATTCTCCTCGGCAGACTTGTTTGATTCGATATATTCCTTTACTTTTTTTACCGATTCGTTTATTAATTCCTTCCCCTTTAAATCAGTATTATTCATAACATCCTCCAATATAGACTGTATATCTTTAGACGTAGAATTATTACCCTGCGGAATAACAAATTCAAACGTATTTGTGGCGGATCTACCAAAATTGTCGGTAGAAGGAGTTAGTATCGTGATGGATTTATCTCCATTGGTCAGTACGTCGTCTTTCGATATCACAGATTTAAATTGGTTGAGCAATACCTGCTGCTCTTTAGGCAAAAACCCTCTACCATCCCCTGGGGTTTTTATCTCCTCCTTGTTTATACCTTCTGAGTATTGCAACCCAAAGCCGTTTACAGCACCGTGAACAATTATAACTGGCTCTGTTGTTTTTTTTGCTTCTTGCGTAGCTTGCTCGGCAATGACCTTCTCTGTCTTTGCTTTATCTTGAGCGGCGACTGCTTTAGCGTTTTTAAGCTGCTGTATTGTTTCTGAAGAAGGGTCGTACTCTCCAGACAGAATCTTAATACGCTCGTCCTCTATCTTTGCAAACTCTGACTTTAATTCTTTTAAAACAATCTTTTTATCAGCAGACTCAATAGTCTTGTCTTTTATTACAGAGCTTGCCGTTGCCTTTAATTCTGCTTGTTTCTTGTCTATCGAGACAATAACCTCTCTTTGTTCAATAGGCATACTTTCCATTTGTGAAAGCACCTTGTCTACAATAGATTCAGACTGACTATTTATTTTATCCGCAGAAAACTTTAAAGCCTTTTTAGCGGACTCGCTAATGTTAGGGTCATTTAACTGCTTCTCAATCTCTATTAGTTTTGAAGCATTATTTTTTAAAACTTCAGTATACTCTGGTTTTGAAAAAGGTTTTGAAACAGCTCCAAAAACGTGAGGAGCCCCTTGCAACATTAATGAAAACATCGCTGTGTCTTTTATAACATCCTCAATATTATCAAAAACACTAACATCCTCTTTTCCAAGTATATACTTGTCAAATGAGTTTTGAGCAGTATTTGTGAATATCTCAGCCGCTTCTTCTTTTAAAATGTCCTTAGCATTATCAAATCCAGTTTCTATAAATCTTTTTGTATATGACTCAGTAAGACTTCTTCTAGCAATGTCATCAGCCTTTAAAGCGCTAAGAGCCCTTGAAGCCTTTCTTATCATATTCAAACTATTCATCTCAGGAATAGCTTCGGCAGCACCATACAACATTGGAACAAAAATCATCTGAGCCTTAGAATATTTTTGCTCTCCTGACTCAATCTCAGACCTCATCTCTATTCTTTTTTGACCTGCCGAAGTCACGCCTAGAACAGGAAGGGAAGCGGTACCTGTTAACGTCATTAATACAAGGTTTGGAGCTTGATTAGCTAAAAGATCTGATGCGTAATCAACAAAATCAGACGCACTTTCAACACTCTCTAAAGGCACTCTGTACAGACCTCTTAATTCGTCTGACTTTTGTTTTATTTCAGACGCTATCTTTTCCGAAGCTGTATTTACAACTCCATATTCAGGGGAGAATGACCCAGAAAATTCAACAGCACCAGCCAACATGTCCATGACAGTTGACGTGTACTTTGCATTGAATCCTTCTACACCATCATAATTTCTTTTAAGTAAATTAACCTCATCCTCTAAAGTACCTATCTTCTCTTGATCGCCATATACTGAAGCCTCTAATTTTTTTATGTCATCTATTTTTATTTTTGCTTTATTTCTTATAGAGTTGGCTTCGTTGCTGTTCTCTCCATATTTAGCTACAGCTTCTTTTAAGTCATCAAGATCTAACTCTATGCTTTTTTGAAGTATTTTTATTTTTGAAACCTTTTCTTTTGCTGACTCGTCTATAGATGATAATTCCAATATCTTGTCTAGCTCTAGTGATTTTTTTTGATCTTCAGGCAATGAAGCTATATATTGACTGGTTGCTGATTGACGTATTTTATCAGCTCTTTCGTCTACCGCTAATTTATAAGCCTTTTCTTTAACCTGTTCGTCAGATAGTTTGGAGTTTTTAGGATCTGACTTTACTTCCCTTATCTTTTTGTCTAGTATTGTTTTGTCAGCCTTTAGAAGCTCTCTTGTCTTCTTACCTTCTTCTCCGAAAGCACTAGATATTGCCTCTCCGACAGGGCTTTCTAAGTAAGCATTCCAAGCTCCCTTTGCTGTTTGCTTAATCGTATTCCAAACGCCTTCTCCCTTGGTTTCTGAATCCACTTGCTTTTTAGCTTCATCCACGTAGGAATCCTTGTCATCCACATAATCAAACTCTTGATTAGTAATGATGTCTAGTTCTTTTGATTTCGACCTTACTTGTTTTAATCTCTCTTGATCCTTCTTGGTCAACGAAGGTCTTGAAAATATTTTAGACCCTTCTTCTGTGTATTCCTTTGATTTTGAACTAGCCAAAAACTTTCTTAACTTGTTAGCCTCCTCCCTTTCAGTATCAGAAAAGAACGGGTCTAAGTCAATCTCTATAGACTCACCTGCGCTATTTCTTACAATCATAGCGTCTCCAATACCAGTCTCTTCAAAGGTAAATCCCTGGCCTTTAAATTCTTTTGAAAGAAGAGCTACAGCCTCTTCTTCTTCTAAGTCAGTAATCTTTTGAGTTACATTCTTTATTTTAGCTATAATGTCTCCACCTAAACCATCCGAAGCCTTCTGACCTCGACGTTTTTCGGTACCCGACAAAGGTTTTGTACGACCCGTCTGAGTACTCGAAGCCTCTGGACTTGGTTGTCCAGTACCATCTGAAGAGTCTTTTTTTTTTACAGGAGAAGAAACTAACGATGTAAAATCATTAAATTCTCCTAAAGTTTTTTTACCTATGCTGTTATAAAAGTCTTTCTGGTAGGATTTGTCTGTAGTTATAAGGAATTTAAAGTCTTCGAAAGAACCGAACTTAGCTTTTCCTCCTAATTGACTGTATAAATCTTGAATATATTTTTCGTCCATTTTTTAAAACTTATGGTTTTTTATCTCTTCTTTCACTAGCATTTAAACTCACTTTTGGGGAGGCATTGGCCTTCGTCTTCTTTGGGTACTCTTGTGTTAGTACGTCAATATTCGCTCCCTGATCCTCTAATATACCCTTAAGGCTTCCATACCTAGCTGCATCAACAACACTCCCTCTTGGACGGGTATACCCCTTCGGAGGTTCTTTTAAGAATACAACCCTAGACTGCTCTGTCTTGACAGAGGTTCCATCTGTAGTTGTTGCAGCCGATCCGCCAGCCCCTGGCATAAAACTTTCAGTGCCGCCAGACGCCTTTCCTCTTCTTGAAACTACACGAATGTACGGTATTCCATCTTCTGTCTTACCGAACGCCGTTATCTGCTCAGTAAACCCTGTTCCAGCCCTTTCAAGCGGATCCATAGTGACAGGGTACTGAATACCTTGCTTCCCTCCTTTAGTTACAAAAACAGGATCTTCTACCTTAAACACAGGCTCTTTCTCACCTTTTACTCCCGAAGAACCTCTTGCTGCCCTTTGAGGCGGAGCTGTTCTTTCTTCTTCTTTCTTTATTTGAACTATCAAAGCTCTTGATACCGCGTCAGCGGCAGCCTTCTCTTGCTCTGGGGTTAGCTTAGGCATATCGAATCCGTTGTTTGACTTCACCATCTTAACAGCCAATGGATTCGTATCGTTCTGATTTTCAGTAAGATAGTAGCCTCCTTCAGCGTAATTTACGAGAACGTCTGCCGTTCTCCTTGGAGTTGAAAGAACGTAGTTGGCTACCTCTTTCTTGAGGGTGTTAAATTCTGGCCTTTTTGTAGCGTCATCGATTGAATAGTAAGGGCTTGTAGCTGTTATAAATTCAGCAATCTTTTTGCCTGCGAAGTTATACACCTCATCTTGTACGTTAACCTTTTCTGCTAACTGATTCTGAAGGTTTCGTATTGTGTTAACATCCGTTATTGACCCAGGTATGATTTGATTCTTCTCGTCTACAGCGGCCCAGCTCACAGTTCCTGAAGAAGGGTCTATGACCAAGGATTTGTTGTTAAGCATCTGCATATCAGCTATCTTCTTTGCCTGATATATAGACTGAGCATCAGCCTTCCCTGAGTTTAATAGGTCTACGTATTTTTGGTTGGTAGCATTAAACTCCTTTGCCGCTATGGAGGACGTCTTGGTTCCGTTTAAAAGGTTTTGAGTTCTTAAGGCATATTCCTTACGAGACATCTTACCAGACGTAAGTTGCTTGTACCACTCCCCTTGCAAGCCCTTTGCGTTGTAAGCGTACTTGGTTACAATTCGGTTCATGTCCTGATCAGACCCGTAGGAAAGGTTAGATAACTCCTCTATATTTTTCTGAGTAATCTCCGCGTCCTCTTTACGCTGACGCTCTCGCTCTAGCTCATTCTTCTCTAAACCCTCTGTAATCGATTTTGTAACCGCAGAGAAATCTATGATAGGATTGGCGTCTACCTTTGAAGCGTCTTGAAAGCCAAAAAATTCTGCCATCAGCCTTGCTTTTTAATGTATGGATTAAATAAATACCAATAAGCGTTAGGAAGGTTGTCGAGTCCAGGTATAACGACTTTATTCTCAGTATTTTCGGTTCTGTAGGTGGGGTTCAACGTCTTGTCAAGGGATACGCCCATGGCTCCAAACTGACCTAAGGCCTGCTGCATAGACCCTACCCTTGCCTTTTCTGCTGCCATTGACGCAGCCTGCGCACCCATTGCTCTCTTCATCTCTAGCACCCCTAAATTCTGAGCAATGTCTTGAGCCGCGCTAGCCTTTAGCTTGTCTAACTCAAACATCCTGTTTGCTAAGTCTTCTCGTTGTTTTGCTAGGTAGTCATTTGACGTCATCTGTAGTCGACCTACTCCTCCAGCCAGAGCCCTTGGGTCAGCCTCCTGCATTGCGGATAACGCTTGCATCTGCTGGGCCGTAGTTTCTCGCATAGCTCTTTCGTATGCGTCCATAGGCAACTGTAAGCCTGCAAAGAAGTCTTGACTCATTTGTCTTTGCGCCTCCTCCATTGCGGCCCTAGCCGCCTTGTCAGCCTCTTGTCTTGCCGCGGCCTGCTTGTCCGCTTGAACCAATGACATTACACCTCCTAAAGCCTGAGTCCCTAAGTTTACACCCATGCCTATATTCGCTGATTGAGACATTCCTGCTCCCATATCTTATAGTATTTTTAAATATTCGTTGTAATTCTCTCCTGTCTTCTTATAGCCCTCGGCTTCAAAAAGTTTCTTTAGGTGCGTTGACGCTGTACTCGTGATTACGACACTAATTCCAAGCATCTTCATGTAGGACTCCACGAACTTTGTTAATGAGCTCAAGGCCTCCTTTCGTTCTTCTTTGGTTGAGTCGTGGCTCCCAGTTACAAACCCAATAAAGCAAGTATTCGTGTCGGTCGTATATACAGGCATGGCGTAAACGTCCTTGCCTTCAAACGAGACTACGAATATCATGCTTGGCAAACACTCGTAAGGTAGTCTAGGAAACTTTCTTCCGTCCCACCACTTACATATAGTTTCGTAGAAATTAATCTTATGTTCTATCCTACATTCGTGCATTGTGCAAATATACGAATTTTAAGGGTAGCTTCTGAATACGTCAGACTCAACCGCAAATATCTCCGCCCTTTGCGTGCTGTCGTTCGTGACCTTAAACTGACAATAGTACCCTGTCACCCCGTAGGATTCAGCCACACTATTCTTTAAGTACATCGCAAACTGACCCGCAATAGGAACCGACCCGCCCGTAACCGTAGTGTTCACTGTTATGGTGTTTGCGCTTGTATTGGTTATTACCCCAACCTTTACTGGTACACCAGCGTTGTTGATATACAACGTGTCCCCCACGGACACTATGCTTCCTATGCCAAATGAAAACGTAAGCACAACAGCGGAAGGCACCGAACTATTTACGGAGGTTATACCTCCTATACCCTGAGCGGATCGCATAAAGAAACTCAAGTCGGTCTCCAACCTTCTGATGTATCCATAGTAGTACCCTTCCTTTAAGTCGAACCAGTCGTCCTCTATAATCCCTTGGCCTAGATTGGAGAGAAGCTCGCACTTCCAAGGAGAGTCGCTATCCAAGGTTATCGCCTTGAATGTTTTAGTCATCATCGGCTCGTCGTTAAACACAGACGTAACCGAAGACGGGGTATAGACCCCATAGAACGTGTTTCTCTGCGTGTTTGTGTTGTGCTTGTACAGGTTGCCGTTTTTAAACGTGTACAAAAACCCATTCATCCCGATTATTCTCTCAGGAATGAATGAGTAAAATGAAGGCCATCCTTGCGATAACTCGCTGTATGTAAGTGTTTTATCCATTATGGTATTGTGCAACTTGTCGATACTAATCCTACTGACCCGAATCCTGTCTCTGAAGGCGTGTTAGAGGCGCAGAACTCAACGGTCTCACCTTCAAGCACGGATACTGACTGATTATTTCCTGAACAGTCTATGTAGTCAGCTCCACCTGGTCCTGCAACACCTGTTACCTCCCATGTCCAACAGGTAGCAGTACCTCCGCACTCCTCCTCCGAGTCGTACTCAAACGTAACATCGCTAACTCCTTCTATAGGAGTCATTGAGGCACTTTCGTTTATAGCGCATCGGAATGGAGACAATGTGTACGCTGCTGGTTCGCTAGGTGTCGGGTTAACGGGTAGTGTTATGTTGAATGTTTGTTGAACAAAATCACAATCCAGGTAAGAGAACTCAACCTCTATGCCTCCCTCTCCAATAAACGTACCTCCCGTCCATACAGTACAAGGGTCGCAGTCAGGGCAGAATATCATTGCCTGAAGCTCTCCGTCTATAACCTCTCTATACATACCAGCTATGCCAGTGCTGTAGTGCCCGTCAGGGGCGAGAATAGTCAACCCTGAACCTGTGTATATCGCAGTAGCTAAGTCAAAAGACTCAGCGTCAATATAATACGTAGACAACTCCTCGCAGTTGCAGCATACAAACTCTTGAGAATCAACAGAGTAACACAACCCTATTTCGGAGGACTTTCTGTAATCCCATACAAGGTATAGGTATGCGCTTGACGACAGGTTAACATCCTCGGCCACCGCATAGTACTTGCCTGTCGAGGGGTTTAGTATGGGGGTAGCTAATGTAGTTAACGGCAGCAATGTAGCTACATCGTACAGCGTATTTGAGGCCAGGTACTTGAATTTGTTTATAGTAGGGTCGAACTCAAAGGTGTCGCCCTCGTACTGGTTTGATATCATGAGCACGTCACTTCCGTTTACAGGAATAACTCCCTGAGACTGCTCTCCTGTTATCTGCCTTTCAAGAGATACGCCATCCGATTCGAGGGTAACGTAATCAGTGTCTGTAGGACTAACATAGGAGTTAAACTTCCACTTATACTGAACGTGAGACGTTTGGTCTACATACCCTGCACTGTTTACGACTATCTTAACAACTGTAAGTTCGTCATTCTCAGGACATAGCGAAGATACCGTGTAGGTTGCTTCGTCTGGGACGATTCTTACAAAAGCATCCGACACCAATGGGTTAGATTTCTCGAAAGACACGGTGTCGTTTGATGCAATGCGCTGATCGTCAATTACATTTACTCCATCGTATTCTACAGTCACGTCTGCAGATCCTTCCTCAAAATTAAACGAAAGAGAAGATTCTCCAACCCCGTTTCCTAAATTCACCTTGAACTCTAAAGGCTCGCTTGTCTTGAATTGACTTATTAAGAACCCGCAGTCGTATTCGCTCGGCTCGAAAGGAAGTCTCTCGTCTTTTAGAGATAATACATACTCACTCATGTACGGGTCGTATCCGCCTATCCTGACCTTGTCTACAGACTCCTTGAACTCATTCCTGAACCAATACTTAAGCCCGATATCAGATATTACGTTGAGCGTGTCGTTTGAGTACGACGAGCCCTTTATGTTAATTACCGCCGTTCTCTTGGCGTCTGTGAAGTACATATCATACCCATACGAAGCGAAGCTCTCAGGGTTCATACTCATACCGTAATTCTCAAGCCTTGGTATCTGCTCTCCAAAAACTTGAGGAACCGACGTAAGAGCCTGTCCAGCGCCTGCGTCAGACAATAAGTCTTTCCCTACAAGTACATACGATATCTTGTCCTCTTGGAGTGTTAACATATCGTTCTTTCTTCCGTACAGGTACTGTATAGGGCCAAACGAATACTCTAAGTCCTCATAATTTACAAGACCTAAGTTAAACTCGTTCAGTTTATTTACGTTGTTGATGATGTTGTATATGCCACTGTAAGTGATTGACCCGTATCTGTGACCCTCCGAATACACCTCATCTGGTGTAGACGATACTCGCTCTCCTAAGTTGAAGTGCCTGCCTACAATAGAGTCAGTGTATCTGTAACTCTCGCAACCGTTACCGAATGAAAAGCAGTTAAAGAATCCAGAGTCAACTACCGCTGGGTCAGACACCGTTTGATTTTGAATGTCCCCCTGATGAAGGCCATCAACGATATCAAACGTCTTGTATGATTCGTAATAAATGTCGGCAGGACTTTCGTCAGCCTCTGTCTCGAATATAACGATGTCAGATGGTTGGTTTATACGAACTATCGATTCATTTGTTAACGTTCTTCTCGAAGAGAATAGGTTACCAGAACAGCTAGGCGTACCAGACGCTACAATTAAATATAATCGACCATCCTTCTCGGACATCGGGTCTGTAGGGTCTTCGTAACCCTCTTGAAACGCCCACTGGTCAGTTCCTTGAACGGCAGGGACATATATCTTATTACCGAAAGGAAGAACCGTAGGATTGTACACCTCAGGCGTATTATCCTGAGTCTGAACATTTTGGTCCTCACCTCCCGAATACGTTCCTGTAGTAAAGTCTATGTTTTGAAATATGACCATCTCGTCAAAAGACTCGTAGTCTCTCGCCGCCGTGAATCTCTTTTCATAGGTATAGTAGTAGGACTCACACAAGGTCCCTCTACCATCCCTTCTTAAGGAAAACTTAATGTACACCAAGCTACCTGCTGGGATTGGTATAGGTCGGAATGGTCTGTTTGTAGGGCTTATAGGGTCGGCCTGCACAAAGTCAGGATTATCTTCAAACAGCTCTAAGGCTACCTGTGTCAGATTTCCAGTTCGTTCTTCTTTGATATCGTAGTTTGAATTCTCCTTTGTTATAGCGGTGAAGTTCGAAGCGAATATCTTCATGTACTGACCCGCTGGCTCGAATATACCGTTATCGTCGATGAAGTCATTCTCCCTAAAAACAACCTCTAAAGGCTTTGTTTTCACTAAGTTATCTAGTGGTCCGATAGAATCTTTCTTAACGATTAACTGAGACGACGTGTTTATTTTAGAAGCATTCTCTCCAGATACCTTGAACCAAGTAAATCCATCTTCGTCTGTGTAGTATATATCAGAGAATATCGTATCGTAACCTGACTTAGACTGCTTCATGAATAGCCTGTATTTTTTTGCCCAGTATGGTGCGGTGTTGTTAATAGATACCTGTATACTATTCTTCTTGTCTGATGCAGACGGAGGGCAGAACACTGTGTTTTCTTGGCTTACAAGCACGGTAGATGCTCTTCCGTAGTCATCTAAGTAAGAGATGCCAACCTCGTAGTCTCTATTGCTGTGTAGCGATTTGTTATTCCCTGGCTCCTCTATAAACGCATTTATTATAGCGTTCGTAAAGTACTCATAAGCGTATAGTGTAGGGTTTGGAGCGTCCTCAAACTTATACTTAGCAGCTACGCACTGTATAGACAGTGTTGTAGGAGTGTGCGTTATTTGAAATCCTTGGTCAATCCCTGATATTCCAGTACCTACCTTTGTCCATCCAGCCTTAGTCACTAACGAGCAGTTAAAGAAGTCTGTAAGACTAACCCCGTCAGAGCAGTCCAATATAGGCAATGAAGTACTAACTGCGCTTATAAACTCTGGGCTTTCTGCCAAGTCTTGGATGCTTACATAGTCTCTTTGGAATGTAAACACAAACAAGAAATCGAACTGATTCTCAGGAGCGTCAGAGTATGACGGATCACCTCCAAACCTGTCGTGCGCTATAGTAAACTCTATAATTAACGAGCTGCCCTCCTTTAACTTAGTCACGTCAAGCTCGATATCAGCCTTGGCCTCTGAGACAATCTCCGAAGACGTTGCGTCTATGTTGTATGAAACGCCATTAGATAGCGTTGTGTTTTGTTCTGAAGGCTCAATATCCTCAGATATTAGCTCAGCAAACAAGTCAACGTTGATAGGTATGCCATCCTCTGATTCGATATTGTACCCGTCCACGTAGTTGCCGTAAACGATTCTATTCCCTATAACTGTCTGAGCCTTAGCTCTTCTAGGCACGTTATCGTACAGCCTTAGCAACTCGCTCTGAGGGAGTGTTGTGTAAATCTTTCTATTGCTAAACACAACAGACTTGTTGTCGTTGTCGGCCCAACCATTCTGAGCCTTGTCATACTTCTCTATCACGTTTATGACGTTGTCGTCGGACAACTTAAAGCATAAATCAATGCCAACAACGTTGTCACCTCCAGTATTGAATCCTACCTCTACGGCATTGAAAACGTTAGACATACCTGCGTTATTGTACGTAGCGTAGTCCAACTCAAACCTAGAAGGTTCAAACGCAATCTCACTAAATGGAGACAAGGCGCTATACTCCCCGTTTCGGTACTTATATCGGTAAGAGAACGTCACCATTCTATCGTCTATGTAATTCTCCTCCCCTGGGATGTTGAACATAGATATTGTTGGAGACTCTAATGGAGGTTTGACAATGACGTTTATGTCCTCCTCGGTTATCTGATCGACACCCGCTAAAGGCTGTGGGTACGCTCTTTTTATGTCTATTCGTCTTGGAGGATTTAAGTTATCTGTCCAAAACAAAAGATTCTCTACTAGATTTATTCCGTTTATTCTGTAGTCTTTATCGAAGCTCAATACAGACGTGGACACCACGTGATATGTTGTATTATTCGTATTTTCGTTGAATGATACGATTAAGTCTACATTGCCTGGGTCTGTTACGAACCAAAAAATAGTCTCCCTTGATGGGTCTGCAAAGGCTCCTAAACACACGGCGTCATCGCTTAGTTTTAATCCGTCGTAGACTAACTGAGATATCATTATGTTTCCCAATGAATTTTCAAGAGCACCAATACTGCTTTCCTCAGTGGAGCCCGCCCGAATATTCATGGCGTCTATATACTCACCATCAGGAAGAACTCGCTCGTCAAAAGACTTGTTCATTCTACCCTTGGTAAAAACCCTAGTTAGTGTAGCTCCTATTTTATCCATTTATCCTTACCTCTCATGTTCATTAATAAGCGCCCTGGGTGCATATTAGAGATGCGTATCTTGGCGTTTCTTAGCAGGGCAGACTTTTCTTTTCTTGCTCTATTCACAATATACTCCTGAACACCTGTCTTTGAGCTTAGTATAGCGAATCTTATGTACGCATATATGTAATCCTCAAACAATTTGTTCACACTCACGGATGTATCATCTCCACCTTCCATGCCATCCGATATGTACTCTATAATACAAATCTCATTCTCCATCCCAGAACTGAAGTTTATAACCCCATTCTTTTTATCAAGGTTGTACGTGGGGTTGTAGTTAGCGGTCTCGGTGTTTATACCGTACCTCGCACCTACATTGTAATTGAATACCCAGTACCCATTCTCGTTCCATCCGTACTTACCAGCGAACGGACCTTCTCCCATGTATATACTCTTCTTTCTTTTCGTAATCCTATCATAGTCAAGCATAGAGGTTCCCTCTAAGACATTTCCATCCTGATCGAAAAGAACTCGGCAGTTATTGTCTTGCAGGTAACTATTACTCGATAAAACCTGGATATTCTCTGTCAATGGGCGAATAACACCGTCCTTGTATAGGGATATCCTTACGTAATTCACGAAATCAGGGGGTAGAACCAACTTTAAGTCGCTACAGATAGACATCTCAAGAACCTTCACCTCCTTCATCGAGTCGTAGTTCAACTCCTGTATTCCTCTCTTTGCGTGAAATATAACGTTGTAACGCTGAACGTTATTAATTAATTTATCGTTACCGACATACATCAACATAAAGTTATTCACTATGTCGTCTAGGGATATGTATTGATAACTACCCCAATTAGCATTCTCAGGGATATTCCCTGAGTTTTCATAATACTGCCACCCTGTTAAGTATGCCATCCTTATCCTTCTGTTTGTTTATTTTTAGCTTCTTCGGTATTCCCAAACACATTTAGCTCAGGTTCTCTTATAGAGACTCCAGCGTACTCAAGGATTTTAGCCACCAAGTTAGGCTCATCCCTTAATGGCAACTCAAAGTCTTGATAATCAACCGCAGACTGGTTGAACATAGGCTCACCTCCACTCAAAGAAGAGTAGGTCCACTTGGGGTCCTTTGGTGAACGTATGTATTGAACCTTCAACGAAGATATTGTGTCTGGATATATGTTGATTCTGTTTGCTTCAGACGTGTACGCAGGGAATAGTAAACTTGGCGCCGTAAGATTTGATGAGTTCAACATAAGTATCTTGTCATGACTAACCCTGTCCACTTCCTTGTTGCCGTATCTAACTCTGTTTATAAAATACAAGTCAGAAGGCAGTGTAAACGGACTTGAAATAGTTGACTCTGAAACAAATATATTGATAACGTCCTCAATGTTTTTTACGATATCAGCAAAGCCAGAGCCTGAAACCCTTGCGTTTTGCTTTACTATCCATTGATTGTATTGATAGAAGTAATCTTCAAACAAGTCTATTTGCGCCTGCTTAGCGTATAGATTAAAATCCTCTGGAGTAATGTACCCAAAGTTGTTTTTATTAGCTACAGACAATACGGTAGCTCTGACAGAATTTATCATCAGCTAAAATTTACGCAAAGATAATAAAAAAACGCCAACCTCTCGGATGGCGTTGTTGTTACTACATCTTCTGCTCAAGCAGTCTAAGCACCTCGATACCTTCATCGGATTGCATGAATGATGCCAGGATATACACTGGATCTTCTCCGTATGGTACTGTTAATAGTTTTTTCTTATTATCGGGCAGGTTGTAGTATATATCTCTTCCCTTGTTTCTTAGAGCTAACACATTGTTGTCTAGCAATTTAGCGCAGGTGTTCTGCAAATCTAACATTGGATCTGACAGCATCTCTAAGAAGTCTTTCGGATTTCTTTTTGCGTAAACAAGTACGTCACGTTTCAATTCGTGAGTCGTCATTCTGTCTACCTTAGATCCGATAAGAACACGGGCTACTGTTTCTAATTTTTCTACAGGTAAGTCACGGGCCGTAACCATTGCGTCTAACTCGTAGTTTATTTTTTCAATTTCAGATGTAGCATCCTTCTCTGAGTTCACCTCTTCAAACAACACTCCATTACTTGGGTGGAGAGATAAGAACTTCTGTAATACTTGATTTGTCTTAGGCACCTTTAAGGCTCCATCTACAAATACAATAGGCTCAAGGATAGCTGTACCATCTTGTTCGTCTTCAAACGGAGACTTTTGGTTCTTGGCATAACGCAAGGCTCTGTTTATGCCTGTTTCTCCATCGAAGTAAAGTAGACTATATCTCGACGTGTTGCGAGACGGAAGAATAAAACTTAATGGCTTAGACTTTCTTTTTAGGACGTATAACTTGTCCTCGAACTTTTCGATTTCTCTTTTTTTCATTTTACTTGATTTTAATTTTTGAAATTTAAAATAGAGAGAGCCTCACTATCGAGGCTCTCCCTTATTATTACTATCCTTCGAACAATACGAAGTTGTTAGCACCTAATGTACACAAAGCACGCTCAGACAAGAAGTTAACCTCCATTGCATCGAGAGTAGATGTCATTGCGCCTCCAGCAGAACCTGTAACCCAAGTTTTGTAACGACGGTCCTCAGCTTCTGAAGCACGGTAACGAACGTGTAAGAAAGGACGCTTAGCGTTTTTACCTAACACTTGGTCGTAAACAGTTGTAGATCCAGCAGGAACCATAACACCATTGATGGCACCACCGTCAATACCACCGCGCATTGTAGCGTCGTTCAAGTATTTCCAGTCTGTTTTGTAGAAGTCATACCCACGACGGAATCCTGTGAAACCTAAGTTCAAGGCCATTTTCTCGTCGTTGTCGAACAAACCGTAAGATGTACCTCCAGCGCCGTAGCTGTTTTGAGCTGCCAACATATCGTCGATATCGAAAGAGAATTGACGGTTGATGAACAAAACATTTTCTTGGATAGCACCTTGCTTGTCAAGACGTTGGATGATGGTGTCAAAGTCACCTAATGTAGATGGGTTACCACCAGCCCAAACGTTACCACGCTGAGACAATACGTAGAACAATCCTTGAGAACCTTTGTTACCTAAGTTACCAGTGTTCAATTCAGCTCCTGAACCTGTTTCAGCAGGTACAGCTTCAATCATAGCTGTTTCTAAGTAGTCCTCGAAACGTAAACGAGTTTCGTGCTCTGCTTTCAAGTACCACAAGTATCCTGTAGCGCCGTTTTCAGTAGTCACCTCAACCCATCCAATCTGAGCCATGTCAGAACCACTTACAGCGTACTTGTCACGGATGATGATTGGAGAGTTCTCGAAGATGTCATCGCTTGGCTCGATAGATTCGATGTTTCCATCAGATCCTTTACGGAACTCAGAACCATAAACGAAGCAAGTGAAAGTATTGCTAGCACCAGCCACAGCTAAACCAGCCGCCTCGTAAAAAGCAACGTCAAATTTTCCAGCAGCATAGTCAACATCAGTGATGATTGCCTTGTTAGATGCTGTACCTCCGTTTTGAGAGATGAACACAGTTTGTCCAACTTTGAAGGCAATGCCTCCGTTTCCAGGGATTAATGTGTCATTCACAGTAAATGTAGCTGCGTCAGCTCCTAATGCAGCATCAGTCTCACAGTCAACATATTTAGTGTGTAAACGCCCTTGCTCAGCCCATTTGATAAGGTCAGAGTTAGAAGGCATTTCAGCTCCAACAGCACGTAAGAACGATGCTACTGAGCGGTTACCATAACGCTCGAACTCTTTTTCATAAGTGTCGGGCAAGTACTGATCCAAGAAGTTGAAGTCAGTGATGTAGTTTGATGCCAAAGTCTTTTGCTCGGCACTTGGTTGCAACGCGAATCCTGGCGTTGCTTGTAATGATCCAGCCATTGTTTAGTTTTAGTTTTAGTTTTTGTTTCTACTTTTTATCTTAAAATCAGAATTGCCTGAGCTGACCGCAGAAACCTTGAATCCTGAACTTCCGAATGCTTGTGGAAGAGGTTGCTCACCCATGTCTACATTCTTAATCTTCTTAGTCGTGCTATCTAAAGCCTCAGACTTACCTAGCTCGTAAAAATAAGCTGCGGCCTTGTCTGGGTTCATAGCAAACGAAAGCGCCTTGTGCCATCCCTTTGCGTCTGATATGTATCCTGTCTCGTCGATATACTTAGACAAAAAATTGTTTAAGTTAGACTGAATAGATTTTATCTCGTTCGCATCTCCTGGGGAATAGGTAAGAGTTTTGTCGCCTACAGAAACCTCAAAACCTTTGAAGTTAGCGAAAACCTCTTCTGTCTTCTTTAAAAACACTTCAGCCTTCTTCGCTGATTCCTGCTCAATCAATTGAGACTCTTCTAAATATTTCTTGTAAGCCTCCTCAATCTCTTTGTTAGCCTCAGAGCCTTGACCTCCCGCCTGCTCGGTAGGGATCTTGTACTTCTCCTTCTGCTCGTCAAGAAATTTCTTAGCCTTAGCAAGTTCTTTCTTCATAGCGGTTTTCTTACGCTTGACATCCTTCTCATCGTCGAAGTCTTCGTCGTACTGAAACTTATCGCTAATGATGTCTAAAATATCCTCCTCGTCAAGACCCTCTTCAGTGGCCTTGTAGTACTCCAATAAGACAGTGTTCTCATCCATGGAATCAATGTCTCTGTTGTACATTAAAAAGTCCTCCATTCCACGCCCAGTCTCTTTCTTGAAGCGGTAGAACGCATCAACGTCAGACGGGAGCTCTAAGGGCTTTTCTTCTCTCTCTTGGAATAGGTCTTCTACAGAGGATAATTCCTTGTTGTGTTTTTTCTTAAAATATTCAAGAACGTGCGCATCATCGATTTCAATCTCGGTGGATGCGGGTGATTCTTCGGTTCTTTCTAAAGACTTCTGTTCTTGCTCCTTAGCGTGCTTATCCAAAAGCTCTTGCTCTATCTCTTGAACAGATTTTTGTTCTTTAGAACCTAAATCCTTTACAGTAAATTCCATTATATTGATTTTTAAATTACTTCTTGCATGAAGACTTTGTCATTCCTTTTTTAGAGGATCCCTTCATAACGGGTTTTGACATTGTCTTTTTGGTCATTGTCTTTTTCATAGCTATTTTTTTTGCAAATTTATTAATAAAAAACAAGGCTATTTAAGCACTATCTAACATCAAACTCTTCAAGTGAAAATCCATCCAACGTATCCTCATTGCTTTCAAAATCTACGGGAGGAAGGTTGTTTTTTCTTTGCTCGATTAGCTTAGACTGTGCTGTAGCCTGTTTTAATATCCTCTTGTCTTTAGCCTCTTCTTTAAAATCCTCTCTTGACTTTAGTATCTCAGAGTCAATACCCTTGAGTTGCATATTCATCTCAAACTCAATATTCATTAACTCCTTCTTGAGGGCTGCCTCTTGAGCCATCTTCTGCATTTCCATTTGAATCTCTGCCTGCTTAACCTGCATCTTTACTTGTCCCTCAAGCTGAATCTCTTGCATTCTTGACTGAGCTGACATTTGCTGAGACTGCATATTGGCTTGACTCTGCATTTGAATTTGCATCTGTTGAGCTTGCTGATCCCTCTCCTGTTTCTTCTTTCTTTTCAGTTTCAATAACTGATTAGCTAACTTCAGGTTTTTAACCTCTCTGATATCGATAGCATCCTCGATGTCGATGTTGCCCTTAGATATCGCCATCTGAATATTAGCTTCAAGCTGAGCCTTTTCTTCCTCGTCTGGAGCAATCTCTATGAATATCCCAAAGTCGTATAGGTACAGGTCTTTGATTTCGTTTAGAATATTGACGTTGTACTTACCTATCTGCATTATAAACTGCTCCGTAAACTCTGAGTATTCGAGAACGTCTGAGATTCTGTAAGATATGGCCTCTGCAAGACACTTGGTCACGTAAACAGAAGCATCTAGTATGTGGCGAGTCGCAGTGTTACTGTTCATTGCTGCTAACTTCTGTAAACCTACCAAAGAGTCTGGGTCAGGACTAGAACCATCACGAGCCTCGTTAAGACCTGTAACGTCTCTAATCATGCTCAAGTACTGGTTATAGCTTGTTATAAGGGCATTGATTTTGGCTTGACCGCTGTTTGACTGAAGCTCCTGAATAGGAACACGAGCGTTGTTGAACTCTCCGTCCTGAGTAAAGCTGCGGCCTATAACAGAACCTGTCTGGAAGTATAATCTAAGTGCGTCCTCTGGGTTGTATGCTGCGCCTGTGCCCAAGTCAACTTCATTGATACCGTCCGCATCGACGAACACCCCATCTGGAACAATCTTCGCAATAACCTGCTGTAACTTTAAGTGAGTCAACTGAATAAGGTCGGCAAAGGGGATCATGCGTCTAACAAGAGACTCTATATTCCCTTTATACATTCTAGGCGCACACGCCACGTAGTTTGGTAAGGCATACTGAGAGGCTGACTTAGGTCTAACCATATTCTTAGACATCTCCCATTTAAGGAGTATGTTTGTACCCATTACAAGGATTCCTTCGTACCAAACATCTATTCTCTTTTCAATACGCTCAAACTTACCCTCTTCCATCATCTCGTTCGGAGGATTGAAGTCTTCGTCCTTTTCAATTATTCTAAACGTGCCGTTGTCTAAGTACTTCTTCTTGTATACAAACTTTTTAGTTGTCTTGTAGTTAAAGTACAATAGCGTGGTCGTGTTTTTGTTGTATAAGTTGTTGTTATACAACTGAATAGAGTTGTAGTAGTTGTACCAAGCCTGCCCATACTTAGAAATTTCTTCAAGCTGCTCCTTTGTAAGTGTTTGGTCAATCTTGAGTAGTTCAGAAATAGCGACGCTCTTTATCTCTCCGAAATAAAAACAATCCCTGAAGAATGGGTCCTCAGTGTAGCTATACACCATATTTTGAGGATCTACGTAGTCTAGTTTTATACCAGTGCCTGGCAGGAATTGGTGCTTAGCAAAGGCTATCCCTAAGACTGCCTGGTCGTAGTCTAATCTCTTTTTTAATTCATCGTATCGGTTAGAATCCAATACAGTGTTTATAGCCTCTTCCTCAGCAATTTCTATAGCGGGCTTATAATTTAATTGCATGTACAAGGATAGCTCCTCGTCGTTTGCGGGTATCTGTTCGGGGTCCATGTCGAATGCATCAACACCAAACTCTTCTTTTATGGTAAGGAGAAGGTCCTTGGAGACCATGTCTGCCTGCACCATGTCTTGATATTTAGACCTCTTCTCGGCGGACATTGCATCTTGAGAATAAGCCTTTACAGAGAACAAGCGATCGTTCATTCCGTTGACAACTATGTCTACGAACTTAGGTATCACTGGAACAGGTGTCCAGTCTATGTTTAAATGGGATAGGTCTCCATCAACAGACATCTCGTCCTTGTACTTCTGAACAGACTGCTCTCCCCTCGCATATAGTCTAAGCCTATGAAACTCCGACCACTGGTCATAAAACCTACAGCTTCTATTGTCCTTTCTAAACCACTCATACTGAATGCTTCTACCTACGGCTAGTCCAAACTCTCTTGAGCTTTTCTCTGCATCCGTAGCGAACTGATTTGGGAAATAAATAGCTGGTACCTCTACCTTGAAATCATCCATACTACCTTATAATTCGACTCTGCGAACCTTCGTTATTATATCTTGCAAATTTAATGCTTATTTTACTTTCTTTTTTAACAGGTGTGTACAAGTGCTTTTGGTTGGCCATAATAGCTAATCCTGAGCTAATTGCGGCGTCGAACTTCGTCCTATCGTTTATGTCAAACTTAGCCCAGTCCTCTAAAGTCCTGTTGAAATACATTGTACCCATCTCTTCTGGGTCTCTGTAAGTTCCTTCAGAGTCATACCCCACATGCTTCTCTATGTATGTCTCAATAGCTGTTGCGTGAGCCTGCTTAACGTCTTCTGATGAGTTCGGGATTCCACCCAACTCCTTCTCTGTCTTAGACAGCTTTGACATATGCCTGTCTGGCCTGTTCATTGAGTAGTTTCTGTACCCGTTGTTCTTGAAGAAATACAATAATCGCTGCTTGTTGTTTTCTATCAATACAGGCATGCCGTAAAAGACACAGGCCATCAACACGTCTTCAAAGAATATCTCGGCCGTTTGTGGTCTTGATATGTACTCAAGGAAAAACTCATTCACTGGAGCATCGTCCATGTGGAACTTAGTCATGCCATGAAGAGACCCGTTAGACCCCCTGCCGAATACAGTTGCGGATATGTCGTAGGGGTCGCATCCAAAAGCTCCTAAGTGTTCATTTCCAGGTGATTTCATACCGTTCTTAAGGATATACCTGTTCTGCATATTCGTAGGCGGTATCCAAGACACAAGGAATCGGCCCCTAATGTCTGGGGTCCACACAACATTCCCAAACTTCACTCCATCCTTCCAGTGAAACGAACCCCTTGTGAGTACCCTCTCCTTAATCAAGGAGTCATTGTACTCAATCTGCTGGTATATCTTTGTCAGGTTGAATATAGACGACTTACTCTCGTCTCGAAACGCATGGCTAATGGTTCGGGGGTACTGTCTGTAGTGCTCGTTTAGCGCAGACGGATTAGACTTTAGTGAGTCTACCTCGTTGTTCCAGTACTCTACAGCGCCCATCTCAATCTCCTTGCCATCAATACCTAACACTGGTGAGTCGGGAGTTTCTATGACTGGCATCCCGTACCGATCTATAAACCCCTCCATGTTCCACTCCATAGGAATAAACAAGGCGTACAGCCCCGACTTGGTCTGCCCGTTAGCGTTTCGTTCATTGACGTCTGAATCGTAGTATAGGTCCTTAAAGTTTTGACCCCCTTTGTTCAGTGCGTTTACAGTAGAACCCATCATACACTTACCGATGACATTCATACCAACACGAAGACAGGTCTTTCTTACCCTCCATCCGTTAAGCACGTTGTTTGGAGCCTCTAACTTACCTGCCTCGTCCTCAACGAGTAACTTCAGCTTCTCACCGTCGTAAGAGTTGTCTGCGGTATTCCTCCAGTCTATAGACGAGTCAAGACCCTCTACATCCCCTGAGAGGTCTTCAAGCATGTTCTTCTTTGTTATCTTGGATGCAGGTATTCGGTATGCAAGCTCTGTCTTAGGCTTGTCCATACCGTCCTGAATTGGCTTGAAGAAGAATGGGTAGTTGGAAGATATTGGCACCACCTTGTTGGTGAACATAGTCTTCGCATCGTGCCCTGACTTTGATACTATACCTATCCGTGATTTCTTGGTTATTGTCCCAATATTTACAGACTCTGATGAAGCCATGAACGAGAACCCTGAGCGACGAATCTTAACGTATACCATCCCGAATGATCTGTCGTCAGCCTTGCAGGCCTCCCAGAAAAGCCAGAATATCCTGTTTGCCTCCCTGTAGTCTGGAAGACCCACGTCAATCTTAGTCCATTGGAGGTACATATAATTGGAGCCTGTTATATAGGTCGGCTCTCCGTTATTCATAAACCAAAAGCCGTACTCCCTTCTATCGAACTCCTCCTCTATATATCCTACCCACTTTGACTTAAACTCCTTCGGGGCGTTGTGCCACATAGCAATATTCTTGATACGAGCTAACTCAGGAGGGTACTCAAACGGCTGCCAGTATTGCTCTCTCTTTGTAACAGACCTCTTGTAGACGTTGTCAGGCACGGCTGGAACGGCCACGTTTAGGCCCTGTATATTGTAGATAGAGCCTATGGTGCCATCCCTTGATATAACGACCATGTCGTACTCCTTGTTGTATCCGTAAGCCCAATCCTTTCGCTTGTTTCTAGAGGAAATAACCTTCGGGTCTATTAGCCCTACCTCTTGAAATAAACTACCTTGATCTTCGCTCAGCGAATCCAGAGCCCGATAGCGCTTCTTCTTCATTATTTTCTATGGATTTAATTACCTCCTTCTCGGACTGTATCCTTGCAAGGATGTCAAACGCGTCGAATATAGCGAGCTTCTTAGATGCCGCCGCATTCTTTAGTTTGTCGGCAGCAAGGTCTACATCGTCACTGTCGTCGCCCTTCAAGATACTCTCCTTGGCAACCTTTATCAACTCCTCTACCGCCTTTTCTCCAGCGTCTATAAGATCTTTTCTTAGTTTTAAAGACTTGTCCATCCCTTTATATTTTTAGTGAACATCCTGTAAACCTTCTCGTTGTTTATTGTAAACTCGTATTCAGAGTCTGGCTCAAACAACACCTCGTCTCCAACCTTAAAGCCTAAAGACGATAATTCGTCGTTGGAGTATTTTAAGATACCCATGAGTGGCTCTTCATTACCTGGCTTGTCTATGTAGAAATTCTTTTTCTTAACGGGCTTTACAAAGCAGTATTTACTATGTGCGCTCCATTTATTTCCGTCAAAAAACATAAAGTACTGAGAATCATCAACAAAGAACATGTCGTCCTTGAAGTAGTTATGACTACTTCGCTCCCTCCCCTTCATGTCGTAGTAATACTTAAACACATTGTGGTGAACCAATAATATGTCACCTTCCTTTATAGGGCCTTTATAGTTTAAAGGAGTCGATATCACCTCTGCAAACCTGTTAGAGTGTTTGTGATCTTCCTTAGAAGTGCTTGTAATAAGCTCAACCCCTCCTATATCCTTTTTGTTGTCGTATCTACTTCCGTTAAGTGGTTTTACTATGAAATTAAATGCGGACCTCATTAAAAAGATATTGTGTACTCTATAGATATCGGGATGTTTTTGTTAAACTTCTTCCATTTGAAGACCTGGTTGCCATGGTCTTCAATCCATACCTCTGCCTCTCCGTCTTCAGAGATGGTTAGGGCGTGTATGGTATGTGTCTGCTTGAGAACTTCTTGACCCACTGAGTAGTGCATGGCGTTCAAGTAGTCTGGTCCTATGGTTATTTTTCTAATCACATCCATGCCTACTGAGTTATTTCGCCAGTGTTAATATCTATGGTCCCCTCTCCGTACTTTTCACGGATAGACTCTCGCTGCTCTCTGAATAAAGACTGATGCTGAGCGTAAGAGTTAAATAGTGACGCCTTTTGAGTCTCGTACTCTACCTGTAGCCTACCTAAAAGATTGGTTACATTCTGGATATCTTCCTGAGATTTTCTGATCGAAGATAGTTCTTCTTTAGTTATTTTTTTCATTAGATTAAATTTTTACAAATTTATTAAAAAAAACAAAGAAAAATCAACCCTCCATAGCCTCCAGAAAAAACATCGTTTATGTCAAACTTATTTCCTCGTTTTGCGTGGTAATGTTCCCATGCGAAGTTAGGAATATATCCAGCAATCCATCCTATCACAGCCTTGACCAAAAATGGCAAGTCAGATGTTTGAGGTAGTATGTACACCAAGAAAGCGAAGAATGCACCTGCTAATAAATGCAGGTAGTGTCTTTCTTTAATGAATCCCTTAATTATTTTAGGGAGATTAGTTACAATAGGGTGTAGATGTTGTAACAATGCGTAAAATGTTGAGTCTTTAAATGCCATATCGTTTAGTTAAGGTGTTTCTTAAAATTAAATACTCTTTAAATTGCTGTGGACTCAGTTTTTCAGGTGCTTTTATTCCAAATTGTACCCTTTGAGTTTCGTCCATGTAATCGAAATCATCACCTGTTAATGGATTGATTCTGAAATAAATAAACCCAAAAAACAAAGCGGTTATGGTTGTTGCGTATGCAAGCCACTGAAAAATAGTATCTTGTGATAAATACGACAACACAAACAATGGATATATTATCCTTGCTGAACGCGTGTAATTATATGTCTTGCCAAAAATGACTACCCAATAATCAAGAGCGAAGTTTTTTACTATTAAATTTCTCATGATGTTATTCTTCTTCTATATAAGGAATAGGTTTAAATTCTATGATTTGAAATTTATCATTTCCTTCAATGTTTTCAGCTTGCTCTAAAGAAGAAATCCAATTTTCATTTATATCTTGTGTAAAATTAAAAACAAACCCTTCTTTATACTCTAGATTCTGTAGCTGGTTAACTATCTCTAATGGTACTATCTTGACTAACATGTTTAAGATATTAAATTATTTATTATGTCTACTAATGCCCCGTGTTCAGAGTTTGTTAAACTTCCTCCTGCCCAAAAAATTCCTCCTAAAGTTGCGTTTGAGTATATACTTTCAGTCCTTAATAAAACCACATTAGCTCCACTAAAACTGGAAAAACCTGTTTGAGTTCTATTAGCGACGGTTTTATTTCTAAAAAGTCTTAATGCAGTACTACTATCTCTATAACCAGCTTTTACCTCTGCGGCTGATGTGTAGTTAAAGGTTGAAGTTAAGTTTGAAAGCGAATTAATCCTTATAGCGCTAGTTGAAATTGTTAATCGCATTCTGTTATTTGAAAAAGAATTAATTTCGGACATTATTGCTTCAAGACCTAAAGTACCACCATTAACAACCCTTAATGCGTATCCCGCACTATTCAATTGATAAATACCTCCACCTTGGTTTGGTGCAAATCCTGTATTAAAATAAGCATCAACTCCATTACCGACAATGCCGCTATTAGTCACAAAAGAAAGTCCGCCAAATACTGTTCCCTGAAATAGAGATGGATTTCTTACATCTATTCTTGCGCAATCTAAACTACTATTCCAAAGAAACTTCATAGACCTTGTTTTTGACCATATACCAGCATTAACCATATCTATAACAGCTTGGTTATGTCTTTCTTTTGTAAAATTATCAGGATGGGGGATAGACAATGCTGTTAGTCTATCAAGATAAGACTGATATTCTGGAGAATATCCTCCTAAAGTAAGCATCATCATTCTTCTCAAACTCATATTAAGCTCTTTGATTAATAGAATAAATTATTTCAGTAGAATTAATGTACATACAAAAAATGTAATTAATCTGACTTGTAGCATAATTTCCACTTCCACTTAGTTTTTTAAATGGAGAAGTAAATGTAGGTGCTGTTCCTGAGTTATGTATAATTACATTGGTTACGCCTATTTCAGCATTTGTTGTATCAACTGATATGTTTCCAGTTTCAGGTGTTGCAATTGAACCATACAATCTATCTGTTACAAAAGTCAAAACTGTACCTGTTGTAGTACCAGCAGCGGTTGGTAAAGGCGTATACCCTAAAGCAGTCGCAACGCTTTTATTCTCCCAAAGTTGTGTAGATGAAGTATAAGCTAATATTTGATTATTTGTCGGACTTGAAATGTTAACGTTATGAAGTTCATCCAACTCCCAACCGTTCATAATTTTAACGTATAAACTTCCGTGAATAGCATGGGCATATTCTACATAGCCTATCACAACTATATGGCCAGGGGCTGAGGGTTTAACATTTGTTATTGCACCTGGAATTGTTGGAGATAAGTAAAGCACATCACCATCTGCCCAAGTTTCCCCTTGTAAACTACCTGTGGTATTGATGTCTTCTAACTGCCCTACAGTAATAATGAATCCTTCCTGATTCGTAGCGATTGTCTCACATACCAATCCAATAGTGTCCGCGGAATTATTATCGTTATTGGCCTGAGCATAGGCTACCGCTAATCTTTGACCTTGCGCACCGCTTACCCTAACCGCTGGATATGTCGCTTTTGTTAACGTTGTGTTGGGTGTAACCTTATTAACTACGCGAGCGACTAAGTCAACGCCGTTTTTAAGAATAACGTTACCGCCCTTTAGGGTTGTTTCAGTAGAACCTATAGTATCGTTCCAACGAGTAGTACCTACTGATGCTGTACCAGTAGGAGACGTATCTAAAGTCACTTGCCCTGCCTTCAGTTCAAACTCTCCCAAGTCCACATTTTGTGTTGCGCCTGTGTATGGCACAAAACCAGTCACAACAGGGATTGTTGGATACGCTATCTGCTTTACATTACCTGACGAATCTCTTACCAATAAACTATCAGAAGTCACTCCTGTATCGGGTGTCTGAGATATTTTTAATTTACCATCAGAACCTATAACAAAAGACTCAGTATACGACGCTCCAGTTTTAAACGTGTATGTTCCTCTTGTTCTATATTCTGTTCCTATTGTGTTGTCGTCTATAATTATATTTGACTGCGATGCGCTAGGGTTACCCAATACAAAATCCATTTGCGTTTGAGCTCTTTGTATAGATAGTAGCGTATTGCCGTTTAAGAAATTTCTGTTTGAGTCGTTAATCTTTACAGAGCCAAAGTTATCTTCTGATATTTTACTCCAAACAACGCTTGTCGGAGAATCAAACTTAGCTACTCTATTTATTCTACCAACGCCTGTAATCCCAGTGTTAGGCATAGATGTCAACACATAGTCCATTGTTCCAGGGTCCCACACATAGGCCAAGTCTGTATCTAGCGCAATATATATGATACCCACCGTTCCTATTGATGGAAACGACGCTAGGTCAGCGTACTCAACAACCTGCTCCTGCGATATAAAAGGATTTACGCCATCCTCCCCGTCATTGGTTAGGTCCGAGGTTTTTGTTGGTATTGTGGGCTTGTTTAGTATTTCTCCCAAACCACTTGTTGCGTCCCAGTCGGGCTGAACCTGATTCACTACAGGGTTTAACGGGTCGGTATTGTCTACGATGTTTCCGCTAACAGACTGAACACCCCCTGGCGCATTTTCTCCAAATCGTATGAGCTCAACAGAGTACGCCTTATCCTCTACAAGACCCCCGTTCCCATCAACAAAGGTGAGCTCCACCTCGTAAAAGTTCGGCTCAAGAATTATTTGAGTGACCGACGTTATATCGAAGATACCGAAAGAATTGGGGTTGTCCGAATTGCATATCGCGACCTGAGATCCTGGCAGTTTTTGTAAGTACTGCTCCACATCCTTACCACCAGTAGTGAACTTGCTAAGTATGAACGTAGATATCGAGCTGAATGGCACGTTAGGTCCCTGCTGCGGATTGAAGGTTATGGTCCCGTATTTACGAGCCTCTCCTACCTCAAGGATATCATACACGTATCTAAGGGTCATCCCTATAGATATGGTCTCGCTATTGTTAAAGTACTTAGCGAGCTTCACAGGGGTGAAGTTCTTGGTCATGTTAAAGGTCTGACTATCAGTACCTATCCACTTATCAGAGCCTACGACATCTGTGTCTATAGCGTATGTTGATATCTTTGTCATTTAACTACATATAGCACTCCAAGTGCCATGGCTAAGTATTTCCAGAAACTCTTTTTTCTCTTTTCCTTTCGTATCACAGCATCCTTCTGAGTAACAATGTTGTTCACAGCATCGAGCTCCATCTGCTTCGTGTCAAACGCCTTCTTCAGAGTATCGTTAGCCTCCTTCATTGTTTTAATGCGTTGATTAGCTACCCTTAGCAGACTATCCAACACCTTTACCTCAGCACAGCATACATCACCCCTGATTAAGTCTTTTATGATTATAGATGCCTGAGTACTATCTAGGACCACCACCTTTTCCTGTGCGCTCGTCAAAGTAACGTTGCATATCAGAAACAGTGTAACGGTCAACAATCTTAATCTTCTCAACATACTCTTTCTTTATTTTTTGCCTTTCAACTAGAAGGCTGTCATACTTTAGTTTTAAGACACTATCTTTTGCTATCTGCTGATAGTATGCCTTTACGTATAGATCTGCTCTCTCGTTTAATCTAATGACCTTGTTTTCGAGTTCCTCTATATTCTTCTCAGACTCCTTTGAGCTGTTGAAGAAAAAGAAGCAGCTAAGCGCCAAAATAACGCTTATAATAATCCAAAAGATCCTTTCTCTCTTCAATACCATTGAAACCTCCGTTTATAATTCTTGTCACCCTGTTAAGGTCGTCTCTATCGGCAACCTGATTTATTTTCTTGTCTGTCCAGAACCACACCGCAGAAATCATCGCATTTACCTCTTGCTCAAGAAGTTCTGGCTTTGACACGAAGTCTATACCCACGTCCTTGCTTAACTCTCTGTAGTTCGCCCTGCCTGTTATTTGTATATACCCACGCCCCTTGAATCGCCACCCGTCGCCAGAGTTTACTCCACCATTGCCGTTTTGATTTGCGTACACAAAGTTAGCTATCTGTTCTGGCTTTCTTGCAAGCATCTCAGCTACCCTTATTTCTGTCGGTGATAGTCTTCTGTCTTTGTTGGTGTCAAAGTCGGACCTGAATATCTTAAGCAGCCCATCCTTTGAATAGTTAAGATTCTCTACCAATCGCTTTCCACCGCCACTCTCGTGGTGTATCTGAGCGAAGAAGTGAGCCAAACGAAGCGGGGTGTTTATGCCGTTTCTGTTTAGTAGTGTTTTGTATTTTGTTGCAAGGGATTTCATTTTGAAAACGTTTTAACCAATAGCGTAGCAAGGGCTGCTAAGACAATACCTATAATATACTTGGCCTGCTTCATGTACGTCTCTACCTCTGACTTGAAATCATTTATAACCTCTATCTCGTCCTCAACGTCTTTTATACGGGCAGACATACCCTTCTCGGTACTTAATGGGTTGCCCATGATGGCGTTCTTTATATCGCGAACGTCACCAGCAACATCCTCCATTTTTTCTTTTAACTGTCTTTGATGTTGTTCCAAACGATCTAATCTTTCGCTCTTGGCGTAGTTGCTATCAGGCTCCATATTCAGAAGAATTTTTACTCTTAAACAACTCGACAACAGTGTCCTTGACTCCTTGAACCGCCATGTATGTTGTGGCTATTATGACCCAGTCTGTTGACGTGAGCACACCTCTAAACAAGGCTACAGACCCTATTATAAAGACCAACAGCTTCCTGCTAATCCATTTGCTCTGGTACCTGTCTAAAAATGCTCTTCTCATGCCACTGATATTACAACTGCTACCATAACGCTATGATTTTTTTTGCTGTTGTATCTGTATTAAATACTCTTAAAACTTGAACGGGTAAGAATGTTCCCTTTTGTACATTACTGAAGGTAACGTCGTCACCACCAACAGTTAATACCCTTACATCTCCGTAATCACTACCAGTCGTACCCTCTCCAATATAAAGAACACACCCTTCCTTTGTAGGGTTTCCATCCGCTGGATTGGTAATATTAACGTCGTCACTTGGGTCTACTAAAATCGCCCTGCCAGGTTGTAGTTTTTGATATGCCATCTTATTTCTTTTTTGTGAATAATAACTTGTTTATCTTTAGGTCAGGGTTATTTAGCTTAGCCTTTCGAGCGGCGCACCCGCAGTCCTTCCCTGTTGTCTTCTTGTATAAGTCGGCCAAGGCTGCCGCCCCAGTCTTCTTAGCTAATTTCTCTATCTTATCTCCTAACATATGTTTAGTATTTACCTCTCCTGTTCCCTGGGTTTGACGTCTTTCTACCCCCAGCCTTCCAGAGCTCTGTGCACGCAAGGTGTCGGGCTGTCCCTGGCTGTGCGGTAGAACACTTGTGTCGGGCCTTGAAGCTCTTCCTTGCGGCAGACGAGTAGTTGTTGCCGTAGCCCTTGGCCCCCGCATGGACTAACTTCTCCTTGCCGTCAACGCAGTACAGCTTCATTATCTTCTTCCCAGGTCTTGTGGAGGGCCTCACCTCCCCACATCTCATCTTACTTTTTACGCCCATTTCCTCTCGCTCTTTTATCGCCAGCCATCGCTGTCTTTGACCCCCTGTTAACCGATGCCTTCTGTAGCTTCGTCCCGTTCTTTGTGTGTGCGACATCAAGGCCATCCCCATTGCCATAGGTTCCCCTCTTACGGTTCTCCTTGTTTAGCTCAACCCTTTTCTTTACCTCGCGAGCCTTCTTGTTGTACTCCTTCTGGTACTCAAGGCGCTTCTTGCGGGCCTCTGGGTTTGACTTATAGTATGCTGATGTTTTGCCTGGCATTACTTCTTCTTTTTGTTTTTACCTGCCTTAGACAACGCAATAGCTATCGCCTGCTTGCGTGGCCGACCAGCCTTTATCTCTGTTCTAATATTCTCTGATACCACCTTCTGTGACTTCCCTTTCTTTAACGGCATCGCCTATCTCTTTACTGATTTAACTCTCTTACCCATCCCGACCCTTGACTTCTCACGCTTCTTCGACTCTAGCCTTGACGTGCCCATCTCGGCCTTAGTGACTGGCGTCTTTGACGACACCCTCTTGGTTGGCCTACAGTACTCGTTACTGCCTCCGCCTCCGCAGGGCTTACCAGTCCTCGTATCTTCCCATCGCTCGCTCTCCCATCGCTTTAGGCTCGCTCCCTTCTCTGTCTTCTTGACCACCCCCTTGGCCTTACGACACTTAGCTATCGCTTGGGATGCCCTTGCCGATGGGAACACGTCATACTGGGCCTTGACCTTCTTGTAGCAGGAGTCCTTCATTAGCTATACACACGGATCTCGACGGTCGTGTTTGACAACTGATTATCCCCTGACGTTGTTATGGTTATTAAATCAGCCGCGTCATACGAGGCGGATAT